AGCGCGAGGAGGACCAGCCCTGGACGATGACCATCGCCACCACCATCGACGAGGAGCGCGCCTGCGGGGCGCTGCTCTACCGGGGCGTCCGGGTGACGGTCGAGCTGCTCGCGGAGAAGGCGGCCGCGGAGGCGGAGCCGTCGGGACCCGAGGTGCGGCCGTGACCGCCCACAGCCCGCCGTGGTGGCCGGCGACGCCGTGGCAGTGGCGCTACGGCGACCGGACGGCAACCGGCGCGGCGCCGGTCCCCACCCTCGTCGACGACGCCGGCGCGCCTCTCGTCATCGCCTCGGGCGGAGCGATCTGCTCGCCAGTTCGTGGCCCTGCACTCGCCCGCCTCATCGAGGACGCGCCGGACCTGCTCAAGGCCCTTGCGGCGCTCGTCGGCCCCGACCACTGCGCCTGCCAGCCGCCATGCGCGCACGAGCGCGCCCGGGCCCTGATCGCCCGCCACCGCCCGCCGGCCGCCCCCGAGGGCGCCGAGCCATGAAGCCCTCCACCGCCCTCGGGCTCTCCGCCGCCGTCTGGGCTCTCGTCGGGCTCTGGGACCTCGGCCTCAACACCCCCGGCTCGGCGACCCTCGAGCTTGGCCTCGCGGTCGTATTCCTCGGCGCGTCTCTGGTTTTCGGGCTCTACGAAGACGGGCGGCGCCGATGATGCGCCAACTCTTCATGCAGCAGGTCGTCGGCGCCCCGGTCGACTGGGGCCTCGCCAGCGCCGACTTCGCCCGGGCATGGGCCCGTAGCGCGCTGGCTGCGGCCAGGAGCGGCGCTCCGGGAGCCGCCGGGGGGACGCCCCCGGCCAACCGCAACGCCTTTCAGGGCGACTTCTGGCCCGAGGAGCTGCTCGCCGGCGTGGGGCGCTGGGCCCACCCCGCGCCCGATCGGAAATGGAGCGAAGCACCAAGGCCGATGAGCGTCCCCGCCCGGCGCCTCTCCCGCCGCGAGGTCCTCGCCGCCGAGGCCCGCCGCCAGCTCGACGCCGCCCCGCCCGCGGACGTGGTCCCCGAGGCCCGCCTGCGCCGGCCCGCCACCCGCGCCGAGTGCATCGACGGCCCCCGCCCGTGCCCTTGGGTGACCTGCCGGCACCATCTCTACCTCGACGTCAGCGAACGGGGCTGGATCAAGCTGAACTTCCCGCACCTCGAGCCGTGGGAGATGCGCGACTCGTGCTCCCTCGACATCGCCGACCGCAACGACGACGGGGTCACCCTCGAGAAGCTGGGGCGCTGCTTCAACATCTCGCTGGAGGGCGCCCGGCAGCTCGAGCTCGATGTCCTCGCCGAGGCGCGGGCGAAGTTGGGGGACGAGGCCGTGGCCGGTCTCCTCGGGGGAGGCGGCGAATGAACGGCGGCGTGGACGTCATCATCGATCGGTTCCTGCCGAAGCACGACGTGCGCGTCGGGCCCGACGGGAAGGTCCACGCCGGCTCGATGGAGGCGGTCGAGCGGCTGGTGGCGAACGTCAACCGCGCCGGCTGGGTCATCCTGGGGACCTCGCCGCCTTGCGCGTGGAACCGGGAGACCAACGAGCTGGTCGACCTTCCCGAGCCGGCCGAACCGCCGCCACCGTCTCGGTGCCGGCGCTGCGGGGTGCGCCATGCCTGACGGCGAGGGCGGCGGCACGCGCGGAAAGCGGCCGGAAAGCGGAGCCGCACCATCGCCTACAGCGGCGCCCAGTTCGCGGCGTCGCGATGGGGGGCGAGGCCGCTTCGAGAAGGGCAACCGCGCAGGGGTGGGACACGGCCGGCCGAAACGCGACGCCGTGCTCGACGCGTTCTTCGAGGCCGTGGTGCGCGGCACCACGAAGGACGGCCAGGTCGTCGAGGTCCAGCGCCGCGTGGCCCTCCTCGAACGGCTCTACACCAGCGCCATGGACGTCCGCCGGAAGGACCACGTCCGCCTGCTCGAGATCTGCGCGGCGTACTACTTCGGCAAGCCCAAGGAGCGTCTCGAGATGAGCGGCCCCGACGGCGGGCCCATCACCAGCGCCGACGCGACCCCGGCCCGGCGCCGGCCCACAACGGGCGAGCTGCGCAGGGAGCTCGCGGCCATCCTCGAGAAGCGCGAGGCGTACCTGGCCGCGAAGACGAGCGCCGCCACGCAGTCGAACGGCGCCAACGGCGTCAACGGCGTTCACCCGCCCGGCGAGCCAGAGGAGACCTGACCTGATGGCGAAGGAAGAATCGATCGAGCTGCTCAAGCCGGACCCCGCCAACCCCCGCGTCATGAAGCCCGAGGCGGCGACCGGCCTCGGGGTGTCGATGGAAACCTTCGACGACATCGCCGGGATCACCTGGAACGAGCGGACGGGGGAGTTCGTGGCGGGGCACCAGCGGATGGCGCAGCTCCGGGCCGCGGGGGCGAAGACCTGGCGCCGGCTGTCGAAGACCCGAGGGATGATCGCCCACCCGAAGACGGGCGCGGAGTTCCCGATCCGCATCGTCGACTGGGATCCTTCGAAGCAGCGGGCGGCGAACCTCGTCGCGAACAACCCGCACCTCCAGGGCGAATACACCCCCGAGGCCCTCGCCCAGCTCAAGGCGATCGACGACGACGTCGACTACGCAGGCCTGCGCCTCGACGCCCTGCAGGCGACGCTCGAGGCCGGGCTACCCGAGCCCGAAGCGGCGCCCGGGACCGGCGCCGGCGCGCTCGCCGAGCGCTTCGGCATCCCGCCGTTCTCGGTCCTCGACGCCCGCCAGGGCTACTGGCAGGACCGGAAGCGGGCGTGGCTGGCGCTGGGGATCAAGAGCGAGCTGGGGCGGGGCGACGCGATCATCGCGGGAGGCACCTCCGAGGACGGAGGTGCCTCCCCGTGGGCGGGAAACCGCGGCGGCAAGCGCGCATCGCCGGGAGGCTCGCCTCGTCCCGCGGCAAGCCTCGGCAGGGACGGCAAGACGGTCCGGGGCGACGGCAAGGGGCGAGGTCTTGCCCGGACCTCCGGACAAGACCTCATGCGGGGCGAGCACGTGGTGGGACAGAACCGCCTCACCTGGGTGGCGGGCGCCCGGGACCCTGACGCCCTCGACGACACGAGCCGGAAGATTCTAGAGGCCCAGCCTCAGTCCGGCACGTCCATCTTCGACCCCGTCCTCTGCGAGCTCGCCTACTCGTGGTTCTCGCCTCCCGGCGGCGTGATCCTCGACCCCTTCGCCGGCGGCTCGGTTCGCGGCATCGTCGCCGCCAAGCTCGGCCGCCAGTACGTCGGGATCGAGCTTCGCCCCGAACAGGTCGAGGCCAACCGCGAGCAGGGCCGCAGCATCCTCAGCCGCCCCGGCGTGCAGCCGTCGTCCCTGCCGACGATCGACCACGACCGCGCCGGCGACGTAACCGACCCCGCCGCGCTTACGCCGGTGGTCCGCGCGAGGATGCCCTCGGGCGCCCGGGTATGGATCAAGCGCGACGATGCCTTCGTCCTCAATGGCGTTCGCGGGTCGAAGGCCCGCGCCGGGCGGATCCTCGCCCAGGGCGCCGCCGGGTTCGTTACGGCCGGCAACCGGCACTCGCCGATGGTCTCGCGCACCGCCCGCCTCGCCGAGGCCGCCGGCATCCCCTGCCGGGTCTGGACAGCGAAGTCGAAGAGTTGGACCGACCAGGAGATCGACGCCAAGGCGCACGGGGCGGAGGTCATCAAGGGCGACGTCACCTACCTCGCCCCCCTTCAGACGAAGGCCCGGGCGGACGCCAAGCGGCGCGGCTGGCGGTTCCTCGAGCTCGGCCTCGAGAGCTTCGACTACATCGCGGCCAACCGGCCCCAGGCCGCCAACCTCCCCCCCGACGCTCGGCGGATCGTGGTGGCCGTCGGCTCGGGTACGGGCCTCGCGGCCATCCTGCACGGCCTCGACGACGCCGGCCGCAGCTCCGTCCCCGTCCTGGGGGTCTGCATCGGCAAGGACCCCTCGAAGGTCCTCGACCGCCACGCGCCCGCCGGCTGGCGCAAGCGGGTCAGGCTCGTCCCGTCGGGGATGGACTACGAGGCCCGCGTCCCGTTCGACGCCATCGATGGCGTCCCATGCGATCCCTACTACGAGGGCAAGCTCGCCGCCTTCGCCGAGGAGGGCGACTGCCTCTATTTCCTCGCCCGCCGATCGGTTGACGCCGGGGCGCCCGGGGCCGGGGCGCCGTCCCTGCCGACGGTGATCGCCGCGCCGATGCCCGTCTGGCACGTAGCCGACGCCCGCGAGTTGGCGAAGGTTCTGCCGGCGGACTTCGCTGCTGACCTCGTCTTCTCGTGTCCCCCGTACGCCGATCTCGAGGTCTACAGCGACGACCCCCGGGATCTGTCGACGATGGACTACCCGGCGTTCGTGGAGGCCTACCGGCAAATCATCGCCGCGGCCGTCGGGCGCCTGCGCGACGACCGCTTCGCCTGCTTTTGCGTCGGCGACGTTCGCGACAAGAAGGGCTTCTATCGCGGCTTCGTAAGCGAGACGATCGCGGCGTTCGAGGCGGCGGGCGCCCGCCTCTACAACGAGGCCGTCCTGGTCACCGCCGTCGGGAGCTTGCCGCTTCGAACCGGAAAGCAGTTCGAGACGTCGCGCAAGCTCGGCAAGACCCACCAGAACGTCCTCGTCTTTTGCAAGGGCGATCCACGCCGGGCCGCCGACGCTGGCGGGAGAATCGCAATGGACTTGCCGCTCTCCGCGATTCCCCTGGAGCAGGATCCGGCCGCCTCCTTACAGTCTGGGAATGGATGAACGGGCGATCGCGGAAGAGGCCTGCCGGCTCGCAACGAAGGGGGCGGACTTCCGCACGATCCAGATCCACTTCGAGGAGAAGCTCGGGCACGTCCTGGTGGGCAAGGAGGGCGACGCTCTCCTCGCCGGCTGGCGGGCGTCGGCGCCGGCCCGCATCGAGCGCGAGAAGGCCCGGGCCGCGAAGGTCGCCGCCTCCCTGCGCCAGCGGTGAACGGCTTGGCCGCCGGGCCGCGTGAATGGCGGCCCGGCCTGAGACCGCCGACGACGATCTCGACGGTCTGACCCCCGCGGAGATCCGCCGCCTCCAGGCCATCGACGCCGAGCTTGCCGGCGGGCGCGAGTCCCTCCGGGAGTTCATCGAGCGCACGGCGCCCGAGCACGCGCCCGTCCCGCGCCACCTCGCCCCCCTGATCGAGCTCCTCGAGCGCGCCCGCCGCGAGCGGGTGCGCGCCTGCATCTCGATGCCGCCCGGTCACGCGAAGACGCTGACCATCCTGCGCGCTATCGCGTGGTGGCTCGCCGCGACCCCCTCCGACACCTGCGCGTACCTTTCGTACGCCGACCGGCAGGCCTGGGGCAAGTCGAAGATCGCCCGACAGATCGCCGAGGAGGCGGGCGTCGAGCTCGACCCCTACACGTGGTCGGGCGCCGAGTGGCGCACGACCGACGGCGGGGGCCTCCTCGCCGCCGGCGTCGATGGCCGGGTCACCGGCCAGCGCATCACCGGCCTCTGCGTCTTCGACGACCCCTTCAAGTCCAGGCAGGACGCGAACAGCGAGGCGAACCGCGAGGCGGTCTGGTCGTTCTACACGACGGTCGCGCGGACCCGCATCGAGAACGCCTCGATCCTCATCGTCCAGACCCGCTGGCATCAGGACGACCTCATCGGCCGCCTCGCCGAAAAGGACGGCTGGGAGGTGATCAACCTCCCCGCCCTCGCGGGCGGCGACGACCCCCTCGGCCGCGAGCCCGGCGAGGCGCTCTGGCCCTCGATGTACCCGGTCAAGGAGTTCACCGAGATTCGGGGCGAGATCGGCGAGTTCGAGTTCTCGGCCCTCTACCAGGGCCGGCCCATCCCGCGCGGCGCGACGGTGTTCGGGACCGAGCACTACTACGACCAGAGCCGCCTCGACCTTACCGGCTGCCGAATCATCCTCGCCTCCGACGAGGCCGCCAGCGACGACACCACCGCCGACTACAGCACGATCTGCGTCCTCGCGATGGTCGGCCGCGGGATCGACACCCGCGCCTACGTCCTCGACTTCTACCGGGAGCAGGTGACCATCCCGCAGTTCGCGCGGGACCTGCGCGCCTGGCAGATCCGCTACGGCAACCCGAAGGTCGCCGTCGAGTCCAACGGCGCCTTCAAGGTGGTCCCGCAGCTCCTCCGCGAGGCCGACCCCGAGCTGCGCATCAAGGAGATCACCGCCCTCGGCGACAAGTTCCAGCGGGCGCAGCCCGTGGCCGCCGCCTGGAACGGCGGGCGGGTCCTCGTGCCCATTCCCACCCAGGCGCAGCCGGTAAAGTGGCTGAAGGACTTCCTCGCCGAGATCTCCCGGTTCACCGGCGTCAAGGACGCGCACGACGACCAGGTCGACGCCCTCGCTCACGCCTGGAACACCGGGTACCAGAAGGCCATCACGGGGACGAGCCGCGAGGGGCCGCTGCGACCCCGCCGCATCTGAAGTGGAGGCGCCTCGGGGCCCGCCGGATCATCGGCGCATAGTGCCCGCGCCGCGCCGCCAAGCGTTCACGGACGTCCCGATATCCACCATCGCCGGCGTCGACACGGTCGCGGGCATTCAAAGCGTCCTGTGGCAGCACGACCTCGGGCAGTTCGGCAACTCGGCGAAGTTGTGGGACGCGATGAAGCGCGACGACCGCATCCGCGGCGTCACCGCCACCCGGGTCGGGGCCCTCGTCGCCGCCCCCCTTGAGATCAAGCCGGCCAACGGCAAGGCGAAGGCGGCGCGGGCCGCCAAGGAGCTCTCGGGCGACGGCGAGGACGAGCACGGCTTGTGGGAGCGGATCTGCCCCCCCGCGGTGATCAAGTCGCTGTCGGCCTGGGGCAACGCCCTCGGCATCGGCATAGCCCAGATCGTCTGGCAGACGTCGGCCGGCGAGTGGCTGCCGCGCCTGCGGGTCTGGCACCCGCAGTTCCTCTACTGGGACGCGGGCGAGATGCAGTACGTGGTCGTCGCGCGCGAGGGGATCGTCCGCCTCCCTCGCGTCGACATGGAGCCCATGAGCGACGGCAACTGGGTGCTTTGGACGCCCTACGGCTACCAGTACGGCTGGCTCGACGGCCTCGTCCGCGCCCTCGCCGACAAGTACCTGATGCGCGGCTGGGACTACCGCGACTGGGCGCGGTCGAACGAGCGCCAAGGGATGGCGACCTTCGGCGCGAAGGTGCCCGTCACCGCCGACGAGAAGATCAAGGACAAGTTCGTCCGCGACATCGCCAACATCGGCTCCGACGCCGTCCTCGAGCTGCCCCAGATGGACGAGGGCGAGGGCGCCTCGTTCGGGATGGAGATGATCGAGTCGAAGACCCGGAACTGGGAGACGTTCCAGCAGTTCAAGAAGGAGCTGGACGTCGACATCGCCATCGCCGTCCTCGGGCAGAACCTCACCACCGAGGGCGGCACCGACGGCGGCAGCCGGGCGCTGGGCCAGGTCCAGAACCTCGTTCGCATCGACAAGGCGATCGAGGACGCCGGCATCGCCGAATGCATCCGCCAGCAGGTCCTCACCTGGTGGGCCCTCTACAACTACGGCGACGCCGAGCTCGCCCCGCGCCCGGAGTACCAGGTCGAGCCGCCCGCCGACGAGGTGCAGGAGGGGACCGCGCTGAAGATGCTCGGCGACGCCCTCAACGCGATGAAGACCGCCGCGGCGCCCATCGACGTGCGGACGATCCTCGACCGCGCGGGCGTCCCGATGATTACCGAGGAGGAGGAGGCCGCGCAGAAGGCGGTCGCCGCCGAGGAGGCGCAGGCCCGGCTCGAGGCGATGCAGCAGGGATCTGGACAGGGGAGCGACATGGCCAACGGCGGCGGGGACGGTCAGGGGAGGCCGCCCCCGCCGCCCGCGGCGAAGGGCGACGCGCTTTCGGTGACCGCCCGCATCCCCCTGCCGCCCCCCGTGAAGCGCTACGAGTTCCAGGGGCTACCGATCGCCGTCGAGAACCCGGCCGGCAGCATCCGCCTCTGGCGCGAGCCCGGCCCCGGCGGCGGGACCATCGGCTCGACGACGATGCAGCACGACTACGGCTACATCGAGGGCCACCTCTCGGGCGACGACGAGGAGCTCGACTGCTACATCGGGCCCGACCCCACGGCCGACCACGTCTACGTCGTCCACCAGCGGCTCGCCCCCGACTTCGCGAAGCACGACGAGGACAAGGTCTTCCTGGGCTTCCCGACGGCCGACGCGGCGAAGGCGGCGTTCCTCGCCCACCGGAACGACGAGGGGGCCTTCGGCGGGATGTCGGTGATCGCCCTCGACGACTTCAAGCGAAAGCTCAAGCGGCGGACCGGCACCGGGAAGATCCGCGCGACGGCCCTCGCCGCCGAGGCCCTCGCCGAGCACCAGGACACCGTCGACGCCCTCCTCGCCTTCGCGAACCGGGCGAGCGCCCAGCGGGTCGCGGCGCTGCGGGCTCTGCGGACGCCGGCGGGGCAGCGCCGGGCGCGCCTCTACGCCGACGCCGTGGCGGACCGGGCGAAGCAGCTCGCGGCGCGGGCACTCGCGGTGGATCTCGCCGCCATCAAGGAGCAGATCGACGCGGCGACGAGCTGGGATGACCTGCGGCACCGGATCGTCACCGCCTACAAGGGGATGGACCCCAAGCGCTTGGCGAGCATCGTTGCCAAGGCGCGGATCATGGCGAACCTCGGCGGGCAGCTCGCCGCGGTCAAAGACGTTTGAACGGAAGGAGCGATCATGAGCTGGAGCGTGTCGATGATCGGAGTGCCTGAAAAGGTGGCCGCCGCGCTGGAGGAGTACGCGGGCAGCCTGTCCGGGCAGAGCAAGGTCGAGTACGAAGCGGCGGCGCCACACCTGGTGGCGCTGGTCCGGCAGAACTTCGCGCCGACCGACATCCTGATCAAGCTCGAGGCCGGGGGATCGGGCTACACCGAGGACGGCGTGGAGAAGAACCGCAGCGTCTCGGTGAAGCTGGAATACAGCTACACCAAGGTCTTGGCGTGAACCCCGAGCCCGACCTCCTGCGCGCCGGCCTCAAGGACCTCAAGTCGCTCTGCGACCGGCTTCGCGGCGAGCTGCTCACCCTCGAGAAGACGGTGCGCGCGTTCAAGGCGCGCGAGGACTTCCAGGGCGCCGACGCCTTCCCCGGCCAGCACGGCGAGATGATCGCCCAGTCGATGCTGGCGGTCCGCCACCTGGAGGACGCGCGGATGCGACTCGGGAAGGTCCTTCAGTACGCGCGGGACGGCGTCTCGATCTTCGACAAGGCCTGAGCCGGTGAAGGTCGCCCTCTGCATCCTCGGCGGCCTCGCCTGCGTCGGCCTCGGCGCCCTGGGGGCCTACGTCTGGGCGATCGTCTACCTCGCGAAGCGGTGGCCGCGGTGATGGCCGTCTACTACGTGCCGCCCGCGTACAACGCGACTACCTCCACCATCACTGTGGCGGCGACGGCGGCCGCCTGCACGTGCGACGCGCCCTCGGCCGGCTTCGCCTGCGTCGCCGACCCGCACGCCACCCCCGGGGACCGGGAGACGTGGCAGGCCCTCAAGGCGCTGGAGCGCCGGGCCGAGTTCCGGTTCTTCGTGGGGCACCCGCCGGCCCCACGGGCGGCATCGCCGCGTCGGAGGCGGAACAGCAAGGCGCACCGGCGCCACCTCGACAGATGGAGAACGCGTGCCCTCGGCAAGCGGCCGAGCCGGATCGCCTCCGGGTGAGCGTGCCGCCCGGGGGCTGGGCCGGCGGGGGAGCCCTCGCCCGTCGCGCCCCTGGGTTGCGTGCGGGCTGAGGGGGACGGCACCCCGCCGGTTCACCACCGGAGACACCGCGTTCGACTCGCGGGCCCGCAGCACGATCTTGGGCGCCCTCCGCTCCAGCAGGACGATCCCGGGCATGAGGGTGCTCGCCGCCATCCGCGCCTGGTGCTGGGGCCACAAGAAGCTGACCGCCACGATCGTCGGCGCCGCCATCGCGCTGGTCCCCGACACCGCCCTCGACCCCGACCGCAAGAAGTGGGTGGTCGAGCTCGTCATGGCTTACCTCGTCGGCCAGGGGATCGCCGACAACGGCAAAGAGGCGGCCAAGATTCAGGCCGAGAAGCACGGAGCCTAGATTTCTCCCGGGGAGGCGAGAGAACCAGGTGGGGCGGCATCTGGAATGAGCACGGGGAACGGGCCTCCCGTACTGCAACCGCGCAGGTAGTCCGGGCCGGCCCCGGCATCCGCCCGCTATGAGCAAGGTTGACGTCACCGACGACCCGGACGCGTTCGAGGAGGCGGTCCGCGCCTTCCGCCGCCGCGTCCCCATGCCCGACTGGAAGTGGGACGCCCTCACCGAGGCCGAGCGCGAGATGGCCTTCAAGGTCTCGGGCGTCGCCCAGGCCGACCTCGCCACCGACGCCTGGGGGGCGATGGACCGGGCGATCAAGGACGGCACCACCCTCGCCGACTTCAAGGCGCAGATCGGCGAGAAGCTCGAGGCCGCCTGGGGGAAGAAGGACCCCGCGCGGCTCGAGACGATCTTCCGGACGAACGCGCTGGGGGCCTACAACGCCGGCCGGCACGAGATCTTGAACCACCCCGAGGTGAAGAAGGCGCGGCCGTTCTGGCGCTTTGACGCCGTGATGGACTCGAGGACTTCGGAGATCTGCCAGGCGCTAGACGGCGTCATACGGCCCGCCGATGATCCGTTCTGGCACGCGCACACGCCCCCGTTGCATTTCAACTGTCGATCGGTGCTCGTGCCCCTCAGCGAGGAGGAGGCGAAGGACGAGGGGGTCGACGATGAGGCGCCGGACGTCGACGCGGACGAGGGGTTCGGGCGGCAGCCGGGCCTCGGCGGCGACGACTGGGAGCCCGACACGAAGGACTACCCCGAGCCGATCGGCGAGCTGCTCGAGGGCAAGCTCGAGAGCGCCCCCGCCAACGAGGTCGAGCCCGAGCCGGAACCCGAGCACCCCGCGGCCTTTCCCCGGGTGCCGTCCGAGCTTGCGCCGGAGCTGCCCGAGGCGTCGCCGTTTCAGTGGGAGCGCACGAGCGGGGCGGCGACGACGGATCTGTTCTTCGCCGACAACGACGCCGAGCTCAAGCGGGCGTCGGCTGAGCTGGTCTGCGGCCTTACCGGCAAGGGCTTCACCGTCGTCACCCACAAGGTCAACTACAACCTGCCGCCCGGCGTGGCCGGTCAGTACAACTGGGGGCCCGTCGAGCTGCGGCCGGATATCGCGAAACGGATCCGAGACGTCATCGTTCGGGGCGCGGTTCGCACGCCCCGGGAGGACAATGCGATCGAGATCCTGCTGCACGAGCAGTTCCACGCCGCCTCGACACCCGACTACCGCTACACCGGCAATCGCATTGCGATGGAGGAGGCGACGACGGAGATCCTCGCCCAGCACTACAACCGCAGGTACCAGGCCCGCCTCGGGCTGCACAATTCGCTCGGGCACGAGCCTCCGATGTTTGCGGATGTCGACGGCAAGCCCGTCTTGAGCCGCATGACCGCCTACCCGAACTTCGTGAAGTCCTTCGCCCAGCTCGTCTCGTACGTCGATGGCGTCTCGGCAGCCGATCCCGCGTTCGAGCGCCACGTCGCCGGGCGGGCCCTGCAGGTAAAGCGGCTACCGGCCTACGAGGGCGACGACCACCGCTACGGCCTGTTTACCCGCGGCATCCTCGACAAGCACGGCATCAAGGGTAATCACCCTGAATACACGCGGATCGTCGACAACGTCTCGCGCATGCTGCACGACTACATGCTGTCCGAGACGGCAGTGCCGGAAAGGATTGCAGATTTGGACAGGTGGGTCGGGCGGATTGTCAAGGGGGAAGAGTACCGGTAAGATCTGTGGTGCGATGCTCTCCCACGCCGAGCTCCTGGCCGAATACGAGCGCGTGGCGGGCGTCGCCTCCAGCCAGCGGGTCTCGAATGCCGACGCGCTCGCCGCGCTCGAGGCGTTCCGGAAGCTCGACGCTGATCCTGACGAGAAAGAGGCGGCGGTGGTCGCGATTGAGCAGACGATGGAGTGGCGCTCCATGGTCGACCGGGCCCCGGCCCGCTGACCGCGCGGAGCTAGGTCCGCGGCGGGCGCGGTCGCGAAGTTGAGGTAGCGCACCGGGCCCCCGACCCTCGATGGCGTGAAGCTCGCGTCGCTGGCGCTCGTGGCCCTCCCGCTCGAAGCGGGAGGTGGGGCCCCGACCGAGTTCCGGATCCTCCGGGCCGGGCTGAACAAGACCGAGAAGGGCGAGTTCCTCTTCGACGACGAGGCCGCCGGCCTCGTGATGGAGTCGTTCCGGGCCAAGGGCCTGCCCAAGGTCCAGATCGACTACGAGCACCAGTCGGTCCAGCCGCCGCCCGGCGGGGGCGACGCCGCCAAGCCCGCCGCGGGGTGGTTCAAGCCCGAGGTCCGCGGCGGCGAGCTCTGGGCGACCGAGGTGGCCTGGACAGCCCGGGCGACGGCGATGCTCGCCCCCGACAAGGGCGCGCCCGAGTACCGCTACTTCTCCCCGATCTTGTTCTTCGACGAGAACACCCGCCGGGTGATCCGCCTGAAGAACATCGCGCTGACGAACGACCCGGCCATGGACGAGCTCGAACCGCTCGTGGCCGCCACTGCCCGAAAGGAAGACGACATGGCCTGCGAGAACTGCACCGCCCTGAGCGCGAGGCTGAAGTCCACCGAGGAGGAGTGCTCGGCGCTGAAGCAGAAGCTCTCCGCCTTCGAGAAGAAGGACGACGACAAGGAGGCGAAGATGACCGCGCTCACCGGCGTGCGCGACAAGATGGTCGCCCTCACGGGCCAGGCGTCCGAGGCCGGCGCCCTGGGCGTGGTCGAGGGGTGGAAGGCGAAGGCGGCCCGCACCGACCAACTCGAGGCCGAGCGGGCCGCGGAGCAGGCGGCGGCCCTCACCGCGCAGGTCAAGGACGTCCTCGACGCCGCGATCAAGGACGGCAAGCTGCCGCCCGCGATGCGCCCGCACGAGGAGAAGGCGGCGCTGGCGTTCGGCGGCGGCAAGCCCTCGAAGGAGGGCGTCGAGTGGCTGACGGGCAAGTGGGGCGCGGCCCCGAAGGTCGTCAACCCCGGCGGCGCCGGCGGCCCGACGGAGAAGGCGGTCGGCGAGGTGGCGCTCACCGCCGACGACATCAAGGTCGCCAAGATGATGGGCCACGACCTCGAGCAGGTCCTGGCGTTCAAGCGGAAGCAGGTCGAGGAGAAGGCCAAGGCGGCGCTCCTCGCCAGCGTCTGACCCCCGTAACCCGAGCAAGGACCACGCACCATGTCCGCACTGACAGCAGCCCGCAACACCCCGAAGTTCGGGCCCGGGGAAGTCATCCTCTCGAGCATCGACGTCCCCCTCAAGGCCGGCAGCAAGGTCTGGCAGGGAGGCATCGTCTGCATCGACTCGACCGGCTACGGCGTCAAGGGGCAGACCGCCGTGGGCCTCATCGCCTGTGGCGTCTTCAACGCGGAGAAGGCGGCGAGCCCGAGCCTCGATAACACGAGCGGCAGCAACGGCGACCTCGTCGCGCGCGTCATCCAGGGGACGTTCAAGTTCGCCAACTCGTCGTCGAGCGACCAGATCGCTCAGGCCGACGTCGGGCAGGTCTGCTTCATCGTCGACGATCAGACCGTCGCCAAGACCGACGGGGGCGGTACGCGCAGCCCGGCGGGCGTCGTCGTCGCCGTCGACAGCGTCGGGGTCTCGGTCCAGATCGCCCAGCAGCTCTCGAAGCTGGTCGAGTCGGCCATCAGCACCGGGTCCGCCCCGGTGGAGACGGGCCTTACCTCGGGCGCCATCTCGGTGACGAAGCGCTCATCGACCCTCGCCGTCTCCGGCACGGTCGCCTACACCCTCGCCGACGGCACGCGCGTCGGCCAGCGCAAGACGATCACCGCCGACAGCGCCGGCTCCACCCCGCACGGCGTGGTGACCCCCGCGCACGGCTCGGGCTGGACCAGCGCCGATTTCACCACGGTCCGCGGCTCGCTCGAGCTCGAGTGGACGTCGGGTGGCTGGCGGATCGTCTTCGTCGGCGGCACCGTCGCCATCACCTAGCCGAGCGGCGCAACAGAGGAACCCGGAGACCAAGCAATGGACATCACGACTTCAACGCTGGCGACGTTCTTCCAGCAGCTCGACATGCGGTACCAGGCGGGGTACCAGCGCCGCAAGCAGTACTTCTCGCAGTTCGCCGAGACCGTCCCGTCGGCCACGAAGCAGAACGTCTACGCGTGGCTCGCCGAGCTGCCCGGCCTGCGCAAGTGGGTCGGCCCGAAGATGGCGCGCAACATCGCGTCGCGCTCGTACGCCCTCGTCAACGACGACTGGGAGGATACGTACGAGATCGACCGGAACGACATCTCCGACGACACGGCGGGGATCTACGGGCGGCGCGAGGAGCTACTGGGGGACGCGGCGAACCGCTGGCCCGACGACCTCATGACCGACGTCCTCATCAAGGGGACCACGGCCACCTGCTTCGACGGGCAGTTCTTCTTCGACACCGACCACCCGGTCGACCTCGACGACTCCAGCCAGGGGACCTACGCGAATCTGCTGACGACCACGGCCCTCACCCAGGCGAACTTCAACCTCGCCTACGCGACGATGCAGAGCTTCCGGGGTGAGTCCGGCAAGCCGCTCGAGGTGCAGCCGTCGGTCCTGATGGTGGGGCCCAAGCTGCGGGAGATCGCCCTCGAGATCTGCCAGGGGTCGCTCATCGCGCAGATCGCGAAGAACGTCGCCGGATCCGAGAACGTCGCATCGGCGGCGGCCTCGAACGTCAACATGGGCGAGGTGGTGCCGATCATCAACCCGCGCCTCGTCGACGACACCGACAAGGCCTGGTACCTCCTCAGCACCGATCGCATCAAGCCGCTCATCTTCCAGCAGCGGCAGCCGCCGACGCCGGTGCAAATGATCGATCCGCAGAACCCGATCGTCTTCAACCTGCGTAAGTGGACCAGGGGCGTCGAGGCGCGGGGCACCGGTGGCTACGGCCTGCCCTTCCTCGCCATCAAGTGCACGCCATGAAGATCGTGCAGATCCAGGCCCTCGCGCGCGAGGGCTTCTCCTATCGCCCGCGCGCCGGTCGCTTCTGGCCCTCGGGCCAGGCGGTCCCCGTCGAGGTCGTCGAGGACGAGGCGGACCCGACGGTCGACGTCGAGAAGGTCGACGGGGCCGGCAAGAAGTACATCGCGAAGCAGCCTCACCCGACGCGCATCTCGCGCAAGGTCTTCGAGACGCAGATCATGACGGACCCGGTCCTGCGGGTGCTCGCCGACGGCGAGACGGTCTCCGAGCTGTCGCAGGCGGCCCTCGACGCCGCCCGCAAGCAGGCCTCCACCTTGGCCGGCGAGCTCGTCGAGACGAAGGCGAGGCTCGCCGAGGCGCAGGAGAAGATCGGGCGCCTCGAGGCCCAGCTCGCGGCGGCCAAGGGCGGCGGCGAAGGGGGCAAGCCGTCGGGCGAGGTCGACCCCGAGCACTCCGAGAAGGTCACTGGCGGCAAGGGCGGCAAGGGCGGGAGGTAGCAGCCGATGGCGACGGTCCTGCAATACGCGGTGGTGGCTGATCTCGACAGCGGGATCAGCGCCAACGCGATCGCCGGGGTCACCACCCAGCAGAAGACCGACGCCATCGACGCGGCCTCGCGTCTCATCGACTCGTTCCTGCGCGCCCAGTTCACGCTGCCGCTCACCCAGGTGGGCGGCGACGTCAAGCGAGCCTGCATCAACATCGCCGTCTACTACGTGCTGGTGGGCCGTGGCTACAACCCCGAGGTGGGGGAGGACCCCGGCATCCGCCAGCGCTACGAGGACGCCATCGCCTGGCTCAAGATGGTCTCCGCCGGCAAGGCGGTCCCCGACATCACCGACTCGAGCGAGGGGTCCGAGGAGGGGCTGCCGGGCTCATCGCCGACGGTCATCTCCTCGTCGCAGCGGGGCTTCTCCGCCCGCGGCGATCCAAACGGCCGCTGGCCGTTCCAGGGGGACTGACCCGTGGCCGTCCTCCGGGGGAACTTCGGCGCGCTCGAGGATCTCCAGCGCCGCCTGCGCGAGGTCCGCAACCCCGCCTTTACCGCGGCCGTCGCTCGTCGCCTGACCGGCACGGCGATCAAGCTCCTGGGCGACGAGTTCCGGCGGTCGCAGGACCCCTACGGGCGCCCCTGGAAGCCGCTGAAGTACCGGGTCGGCAAGCCCCTGCTCGACACCGGCCGGCTGCGGGCGGCCGCCGTCGGCCAACAGGCCAACCAGGCCTCGGGGGCGCTCGTGCGGGTGGTGATCCCCGTTTCGTACGCCTCGTACCACCAGGACGGCACCCGGCGCATCCCGCGCCGGCAGATCGTCCCCGACCGCGCCGGGGGGCTGGGGCCGATCTGGACGGCCGCCTTCCGCAGGGAGATCGAGCTCGCCTTCAAGCAGGCGATGGCGCCCGGCGGAGGCGCGGCTGGGGGGCCGCACTGATGGGCCTCGTCGACGTCTTCCACGCCGTGGAGACGCAGGTCACGACGGTGCTCACCGCGCTCTCGCAGACGGTGCCCGAGTTCCTGACCGGCGCCGACCAGCTCGCGCGCGAGGGCCGGCCCCCGCGCGTGGTCTGGGTGCCGACCGTCGAGACCATCCAGGGACCTCATGCCCAGGGCGGCGACGGCGTCTCGAACCCGCGGCCCCTGCGCTCGCGGCACGTGGTGGTGCAGGCGCACGTCTGGGGCGACGACATCCCCGCGTGCGAGGCGCTCGCCAATCACCTCGTGGCGGCGATCCACGCCGAATGTCACGGTGCCCATAACGAGATCCGAGCCGACTGGCAGATCGGCCAGGCGGCCGCGAACCGCAAGGGGTGGCTCTACGTCCTCGAGTGGGAGATCCAGATCCCCATCACGCGCGAGGCCGACGTCTTCGCCACCGTGACCAGCATGCCTATCACGCCGCAGGTCGTCCCTGCATAGGAGCGCGCCCATGGCCAACTTCGACTACCCCTCCGGCGACCCCGACATCCAGGAGCCGCGCGACGCCGCCCCCTCGGCCTCCGCGGCCGAGAGGAAGACGGCGGAGAAATGGGCCGAGCAGAAGGGGCTGTGGCCGCAGCTCTTCCCGGCGCCCGCTGTCCAGGTCTCCGGCGGCCAGGCGGGAGCGCTCGGCACCGTGGCTGTCCCGATGGCCTCGCTCACCGGCCCTCGGCCCAACCCGGAGTACTGGCGCTTCGCCGCGGCCAAGGCTGGCAACGGCTGGCCCGAGGGCAAGGAGCTGACCGAAGAGGAGTTCGACGCGGCCATCAAGGCCGCGGGCGAGCACGTGGCCCGCTGACGAGAGGACGACCCGATGGCACTGCCTGACGTCACACTCACCATCCAGGACGGGGCCCTCGGCCAGGTCCCCGCCTCCGTCGCCAACGCCCACGCCAAGGTCGGCGTCTGCTCGGGCGGCGTCGTCGGGACGGTCTACTCCTTCAGCGACATCGGCGTCGCCCAGCAGACCCTCGGCCAGGGTCCCCTCGTCGACGCCATCGCCCACGCCCTCGCCGTCTCCGGCGGGCCGGTCTACGCGATCCCGGCCAACCCCAGCGCGGTCGGCGTCGCCAGCTCGGTCACCCACACCGGTCCGGGCAGCGGCACCGTCACCGCCGCCACGGCGGCGCTCTCGCCGGCCCAGACCATCGCGCTGAAGATCACCACGGGGGGCGCCAACGGGACCGGCGCGTTCGCCGTCTCGCTCAACGGCGGCGCCTACTCGTCGCCGGTGGCCACGACCAGCGGCACGTTCAGCTACGCCATCCCCGGCACGCTGACGACCGTGACCCTCGCGAGCGGCCAGACCTGGGTGCTCAACGATGTCTACACCATCGACACCCTCGGGGCGATCACCCTCACCGGCTCGGGCCCGGCTGCGAGCAACGTCACCCAGGTCTCGAGCCCGCTGGACGCCTACTCGATCGTCCTCACCATCACGACGGCCGGCGGCCTGGGGGCGGGGGTCTTCACCTACTCGGTCGACGGCGGCAACAGCGTCAGCGGTCAGATCGCCATCCCCTCGGGCTCGGGGAAGTACGCCATCGCCAACACGGGGGTGGTGATCACCTTCTCGGGGACGTTCACCGCCGGCGACACGTACTCGTGGACCACGACCGCAGCCGGGTTCTCGACGTCGGACCTGACGACGGCGCTCGCCGCCCTGCGCGCCGCCGCGCCCGAGTGGGGCTTCGTCCACGTGGTGGCGACCTGGACGAATGCCTCCGGCGCGGCGGCCGCGGCGGCCATCGTCGACACTCAGATGGCGACGGCGGAGACCCAGTTCCGCTTCGCCTTCGGCATCATCGAGTGCCCGACGTCGGAGAGCGACTCGACGGTCGCGGCCGCCTTCGCGTCGTTCTCGAGCCTCCGGACGATGGTCGTCGCGGGCGACGTCGGCGCCGTTTCGCCCATCAACGGGCGGATCCTGCGTCGCAACGCCGCGTGGATCGTCGCCGCTCACATCGCCGGCATCCAGCCGGGCGAGGACGCCGGCTTCGTCGGGTCGACGAAGCCCATCCGGAACGTGGCCTCGCTCTATCGGGACGAGCAGAAGACGCAGCTCCTCGACGCCCAGCGCTTTACCACGATGCGCAGCATCCCCGGGCGGGCGGGTTACTTCATCACCAACGGCAACATGATGGCGCCCTCGGGCAGCGACTTTAATCTGGTCCAGCGCCGCCGGGTGATGGACGCGGCTTGCCGGATCGCTCGTCAGGCCGAGTTGCCCTACCTCAACGGCTCCGTGCGAATCGACCCGAGCACCGGCTACATCGACGAGCGGGACGCTCAGCAGTTCGAGGCGAAGGTCAACAGCCAGCTCTCGTCGGGCGTCGTCAGCACCGGCGACGCCTCGTCATCGAGCGTGGTGGTTAACCGATCGGCGAACATCCTGTCGACGAGCATCCTTCCGGTGACCGTGCGGATCGTGCCGCTTGGCTACCTGAAATTCATCGCGACGAACATCGGGTTTAGCAACCCGGCGCTGTCAGCCTGAGAAGGGAACTCACATGGCGACGCCTCAGTACCCCCTCATCAACGGCCACCGGTTCTCGTTCGCGAGTATCGAGGCCCGTTTCAACGAACTCCCCAGCCTTGGCTTCAAGGCCATCAACTACGACGACTCGCTTGAGCCGGGCGAGGTTTATGGCAGCCGGCCGCAGGTCCTCGGGGCCACGCGCGGAAAGCAGAAGGCCTCAGGCGACTTCGAGATGTACCGTCTCGAATTCGAACTCTTCAAGGCCACGCTGGGAAGCGCCCTGCCTCCGCTCGGGTTCGGCGAACGCTTTTTCGACATCGTCGTCACCTTCTTCGAGTTCGGCCAGCCGGTCATCACCGACCAACTTCGCGGCTGCCGCATCAAGAAGGTCGGCTCCGCGAACACCGACGGCACCGACGCGAGCGTCATCAAGTGCGAGCTCTTCGTCACCCGTGTCCTGCTGGGCGGCGTCGGCATCGCCACGCCTGGGCAGAACATCGGGTTCTGAGGGCGCCGGGAGTTTAGCGTCTTGCGGCCGGGCTCTACCGTGGGGGCATGTCGTCACTCACGGAAGAGCAGCTCGAGCGGATCAAGGCCGAGAACCCCGGGGTCGAGCTTCACGTCGTCAGCAGCCCGGAGGCGAGCGTCGAGATCGTGGTCCGGAAGCCCAAGGAGGACCAGTGGCGGGTGTTTCGCGCCATGCAGGCCGATGATGAGCAGCGCCCGGGCGCGCTCCGCTGGCTCGCGAGTTACTGCGCGGTCTTTCCCAAGGGCGCCGACTTCGCGGCTCTGCTGGCCGAGCGCCCCGGTCTCGCCGAGACGGTGGGGGCCAAGCTGGTCAAGATCGCCGGCGTGGACGGCACCGCCACCAGCCGAAAACTCTAGCGCGCCTGGAGCGGGCGAAGAAGGACCACTTCGCCGCGGCGGCCGCCCTGACCGCCTTCTTCCACGGCGCGGACGGGGATGGCGAGGAGGCCTTCACGGGCGCCTTGCTGCTGGCGGACGGGCTGCACTGCCTCCGCCTCGTGCGCGAGTTCCTGACCATGAAGAAGTGAGCCGATGAGCCAGGAGAGCGTGGAGTTCCTGCTCGACCTCGACGCCAAGATGGACGGCTTGAACGAGGGCACCGCCGCCATCGACAAGTCGACGAAGGCGCTGCACGAGCTCGACAAGAGCGCGAAGCAGGTCACCCACTCGGTGGATCACGCCGCGCACTCCGTCGAGCACGCCGAGCACGCAAGCCACGCGGCGGCCGGCGCCCACGGCAAGCACAGCCACGCGGTCTGGGAGCTCGGGCACCAGTACGAGGGGGCGAGGCACGCCGTCCTCGAGTTCGCCGAGGGACTCGGCGTGGCGCTCGCCTACGAGGTCGTTGAGAAGGTCGTCGACAAGGTCAAGGAGCTCGGCGAGGAGATCGTTCACGCCGGGGCCATGGCGGAGCGGACCGAGAAGTCCTTCAAGCTGCTCCTCGGCGAGGAGGGGGGCGAGCATCTGCTCGAGTACCTGGAGGAGATCCACAATCACACCGAGTTCACCTTGGAGAGACTACAAGCCCTGGCCGCGGGCTTCATCCGCGTCGGGTTCGCGGGGCAGGGTCTTCGATACGCCGTTGCGGCGGCGGCGGACCTGGCGGCCCTGCCCGAAGGGAATCTCGACCAGGCGGCCTTCGCGCTCGAACAGATCAAGCGCACCGGTCACGTCGACAACCGAACCCTCCGCGGCGTCGGCGCCGGCGAGAAGGACTTCCTGGCTGACCTGGCAGTGCGGACCGGCAAGTCGGCGGCGACCCTCAAGAAGGAGATGGAAAAGGGAACCCTCGATGCCGACCAGGCGCTGGCCGCGCTCTATGACCTCATTCGCAAGCGAACCGGCAAGGCGCTGGGAGACCCGGCCGAGGCGATGAGCAAGACGATGGGCGCGACCATTACGCACTTCAAGGAGGTCCCGGAGGAGCTCTACAAGCAGATCGCCAAGTCCCCGGCGTTCGAGCGCCTCAACGCGTTCATCAAGGACCTGACCGAGCGGCTAGATCCGAAGACGCCGCTCGGTATGAGGTTCTTCGAGAGCATCGACAAGTCGCTTACCAAGTTTGTCGACGCCCTCGCGAAGATCGACATGGGGAAGTTCATCGACGATGTGGGCCGGTTGATCGAAAAGCTGCCGGCTCTCGTGAACCTCCTCATCAAGCTGACCGAGGCGGTGTTGGCCTTTGCCAAGGTCGAGGCTTGGGCCTTCGAGCACACCCTGGTAGGGCAGATGATCGCCGACGCCCTCAGGCCGAAGTCGCCTGCCTTCGATGCCGACAAGCTCCACAGGTCGGCGCAAGCGGCGCTGGGCCTTCCGGCGGGCGGTCCGGCCGGCCCGGGCGGGGCCTCGGGCGACGCCTACATCCGCGGCAGGCTCTTCGGCAAGGCGATGGGCGAGGGCGCCGTCGAGGGTCTCGAGGAGACCACCCCGAAGGTGAGGGACGCCACCACCGAGATGGGCGAGGCGGCGCACGGCGGGATGAAGAAGGAGATCAAGGCCGAGTCGCCCTCGAAGGTCTTCAAGAACCTCGGCGAGATGTCCGGCGAGGGATATCTCGAGGGGCTCGACGGCTCGCTCGCCGCGATGCCGGACATCCAGCCGGCCGGCTCCTACGCGCAGCCCGCCTCGATGGGCGCCGCCGCCGGGCCCATCCAGGTCACCGTCAACGTGACCACCAACGTGGGAGGCGCGGGACACGGCGGCGGCGAGGCCGGCGAGCAGATCGGCCAGCAGGTGGCGACTGTCGTCGAGGCGATTCTGCCCGGCGCTCTCCAGTCGGCGTTCCAGCGGATGCAGCACGAGGCGGGCACCTGATGGCTCTGCCTTTCTGGGATCCGGTCGGGACCGGCGTCTTCGGGCCCCTCTACGCCCCCGACGAGTGGGACACCGTCTCCATCGGCGGCCTGCAACTGCCCGGGATCTGCACGGTCAAGGGCGAGCCGCAACTGGCCTTCGACAAGAAGAAGGCCGGTGGGGTCGACGGCGCCACCATCACCGTCAACGGCTACCTCCCGGGGCCGATCACGATCGAGTGCCTCATCTGGCTGCCCGAGCACCTGAGGAGGATGGAGGAGATCTCGTCCAAGATCTGGACGAAGCCGAACAAGAAGACGAAGGCCAAGGCGCTCGCCGTGCCGATCAAAAACCCCGCATTCGCGCTTTGGGGCATCACCGATGTAGTAGTCCTCGGCGTCTCCGTTCCCGAGAAGGGGCCGGTCTGGGGCTCGCGGGTCATCAAGATCAAATGCGTCGAGTACGTCGAGCAGAAGCCCGGCAAGACCAAGACCGCGCGCAGCTCGATCGATTTCGGGCCCATCAACGTTCACTTCAACCCCGCTCGGAACGAAGCCGGCGAGCCGCCCTCGAAGACGGGCATCCACCCGGGCGGCCAGCCTGTCAGCCACAAGGGCGGGGTCGACTGAGGTGGCCTTCGCGACCCTCAACGGCCGGCCTGTCTTCCACGGCTCGATCTGCATGCCGCGGGTGGGGGCGTGGACGGCGAACTTCGCCGTGGACGGCTCCGCGGCCATCACGGGCGGGTGCACGCTGGCGATCGCCGGCGGGCTGACCCTCGTCGGCACCGCGGTCGCCAGCGGGGTGTGGCTCGACACGGCGAGGCTGCTGGTCGTGGGCGGTGCCGGGGGGCTGACAAAGACGGCGCGGGCTCAGCACTACCGGCAGACGACCCTGCGGGCAGTGCTGCAAGCGCTCCTCGCCACCGCCGGCGAGCGCCTGGCGAGCTCGTCCGACGCCACCACCCTGGCGCTGACCTTTCCGGGCTGGGTGACCACGGCTCAACCCGTGGGCCGGATGATCGCGGCCCTGCTCGAGGACGTCCGACTCCCGCCCGCGACGACATGGCGTGTGTTGCCGGACGGCTCGCTGTTCATCGGTCAGGAGACCTGGCCCGACAGCCGGCTGATGAACGTGACGGACTACCAGGACCTCGCCGAGCGACCCGAGGACGGGGCGGCCGAGCTGGGGGTCGAGGCCCCCGCGCTGCTACCAGGCACGGCCCTCGGCGGCCGGCGGGTCTCGTACGTCGAGCATCGGCTCGACGGGGAGGGGGCGCGGACGGCGGTGTGGTTCGAGGCCTAGCGACGGCGGCGATGGCGCGGCTTCTCGGCCGCGTGGAGACCGTGGAGTCACTGGCACTCCCCGCAGGACATCACGCAGATCTCCCCCCGCTGCGAGAGGCAGCCCACGAACTGCTTGTCGATGGTCGTCCCGTCGCTCTTGTAGGTGGCGCAGAATGCGCAGTCCCGCCCGTCCTTTCGCAGGACTTTGCCGTTCTTGCTGTTGGGCGGGTCCAGGCACACGTCGGCGTAGATCATGCGGCTCGACACGCAGGCCTGCGGAGCGCCCGTCGAGGGCTGAGCGTCTGGGCTCGAGGTCGCCGGCATCGCGTCGAGCTTCGGGGCCGGCTGCGCGTCGGGGCTGCCCTGGCCACCGGCTCCGCCGGAGCCCGCGACCCCGCCGCTCCCGCCAACCCCGCCGCTCCCGCCAGCGGCCATCGCCGGCGAGCTGCCGCCGGTCGCCCCGGTGCCGTTGCTCTCGGCCGACGTCATCGCTCCGCTGTCCGGCGAGGGACCCGCCGTCTCCGCCCCGGCGCAGCCCAGGAGGGCCACCATCGCCACCATCGTTATCGTAGTCCGCATGACAGGAGTTTCGGCCGGAGCGCCGCTCTCCTGCAGGGCGTGAAGTGTAGGGCGGCGCGCACCGTGGCCACCATGGCCGAGGTGGCCAACTGGGATCGCGTAAAGGCAAGCCTTTTCGCGCTGGCGCGAGCGGCCAACCCGCGGGCGATCTACTCCTCGGTCTATCGCGGCGTGGTCGTGGCGCAGAGAGGCCAGACGGTCGACGTCACCCTCGACGACCCCCGACTGCCCGGGATGTCGGCGCTCTCGATCCAGGTGGGCCTACCCGGCGCGACCGTCGACATGGACTCGGGGGCGCGGATGCTCGTCGCCTTCGAGAACGGCGACCCGGCAAAACCGATCGCCCTCCTGTGGGAGGGAGCCAAGGCCCTGCGGGTGTCGCTGGTGGCGGACCTCCTCGAGCTCGGCGTCGAAGGCGCCACGGAGGCGGTCCTGCTGGCGACCACCTACCGGGCGGCCGAGGCCACCCTCCACAGCACGCTCGAGGCGCAGCTCGCCGCCGCCGGCGCCGGGCTGGCGGCCGCCGGGGCTGCCGCCACCCACAGCGCCGCGCAGCCCGGTCTGGCTGCCGCTGGCGCCGCGCTCGCGGCGGCGGTCGCCGCCCTCGCCGCCTTCGAGGGGCAGGCGGCGACGTTCCTCTCGAGCATCGTGAGGACCGGCTGATGGAGCAGTACCTGATCCTCCCGCAGGATCTCTTCTCCATTCCCGCCAACACGGTCGTGGGGCCGGTCTTCGGGACGTCGCCGGTCCTCGACTTCTCGGCGCTGCCGGGCTCGCTGGTCTGCCCGCGGCTCCTCGGGCGGGTCGCCACCGCAGACAGCGGCAGCCACGCGCAGCTCAACGTCCGGATCATCACGCCGTCGAGCGGCGGCGACAGCGTTGACCGCAGCGATACGATCACCATCCCGAATGTCGGCCTGGTCTCGGTAGCCGGGCCCACCTACAGCAAGCCGTCGGGCATCAAGCGGGTGAACTGCACCGCCCAGATGGACACCGCCGGCAAGGCGGGCTCGACGGAGGACATGCTGCTCGCGCTCGATCTCGTCGACGCGGATTCGCAGAAGCTCTGGACGTTCTGGCAGCCGTCGAACGTCAACTGGGTCTTCAACAACTTTCCCCCGTCCGAGTCGCTCGGCGGCGTTGTCGGCTACTTCGACTTCTCCCAGATCCCGCTGGGCGCCACCGTGCACATCGCGCTTGCGGGCATGGCCGTGCAATTTGTCGGCGACTTCAAGGTGCGGATTGCCGATATCGCCAACTACAACGACCTCACGGGGACGGTCGTGCTGACGGGGTCCATGGTTGGCTCGGGCGGAGGCTCGGGAAACCCGTGTTCAGCCGCGGGGACCTTCGTGAACACATTCTCGGGCCTGAAGGTCATCAAGGTGACGGGGATCGACTCGTTCGCGGGCGGTGTCTCGAACAGCAACAGCGTCGTGATGTGGTACTGAGCGATGGGCGCGCCCTCGATCCTTGCGGTCCGGCAGTTCTCGGAGACGACGGCAACCTCCGTCGAGCAGGTGGTGAACACCGGCGGCCAGAACCGCACCGAGTGGGTGCTCGATCCGTCGCTGCTGCCAGCCTACCCGTCGCTTCACCTCTGGGGCGTCTACTCCTCCAGCGTCCCGTACACCATCCGGCTGCGCGTCAACACCGACCCCAGCACCGCGGGCGCCGCGAGCGGGACGGTGATCCTCGAGCTGGTCCTCCCCACGGCCACCTTCCCGACCGCCTTCACCGCCGACCTCTCGGCGCTGAGCCTCAGCGGCCTTAATCTCCTCAAGCTCTGCCACGTCGGCAACGGCGCCCGCCTCGCCTACGCATCGCTCGCCATCGTCAGCAACCCGCCGATCGCACCGCCCCCGACGCTCGCCCGCACCGATGTGGTTGAGACCGGTGTCGACCTCGACTGCATCGCCGACACCGGCAAGAGCTTCACGCTCGCGAAGAGCGTCCGCAATATCGGCAACGCGCTCGCGCGCCGCCTCACCACCCCCCGAGGCGGTCTCTTCTACGACGGCAACTATGGTATCGACGTGCGTAGCTACCTCAACGCGGGGATGACGTCCGGGCAGATATCTCAGGTCCAGGCCGACATCGCCGCCGAAGTCTCGAAGGATCCTCGCGTGGAGAACCCCATTGTCACCGTGACGACGGACCTCCCCGCGGCCTCGATGAGCATCACGATCGCCTGCGAGATTGCCGATGCTCCGTTCGAGTTCCAGGTGGCCGTCAGCGCTCTCACCGTCGAGCTCATCACCGCGGAGGCCCTCGCGTGACCGCCTCGCTCGATTCGCTTCGCGCCCCGCTGACCGCCGACCAGATCCGGGCCCGCGTCATGTCGGGGTTGCAGGGTGCCGGCTTCCCGACGAGCGACTGGGCGCCGACCGCGCAGGGTGGACTCGAGAGCGGCATTGTCGACATGGCCGCCGGCGCCATCGCCGACCTCGTGGGAGCAGGGCTAGGGGCAGCCATCGACGGCGGCTTTCTCGACCTGGCCGCCGGCGACTGGCTGACGTTCCTCGCGCAGCAGTTCTTCCTTCTCGACAGGAACCCGGCGACGAAGACGGTTCAGGCGATCACCCTGATCTGCAGCCGGGCGGCCGGGCCGTACACGGTCCAGCCGGGTGAGCTGGTGGTCATCGGCGCCGGGTCGATCACTGGGGCTAATCGGTACCGGAACACCGAAGGCGGGACCATTCCTTCGGGAGCCGGAACGGCAGACGTCCCGGCTGTGGTCCTTCAGTTCGAGGCGGAGAACCCTGGCTCTGCCTACGACGACGCGCCCGGGACCGTCGTCACCCTGGTCACCAGCTTCCCAGGGGTGGCCGTCAAGAATTCCCGCATCCTCACCCCCAGCCCCGCGGCCCTGATGACCGGCAGCGCGAGCACCGGCCAGATCTTCCCCTCGGCGACGCCGGGCTTCACCCCCTCGGCCGAGCGCTACCGGCTCCTCATCACGGTGAGCGGCCAGGGGGCCACCGCCCCCTTCGCCCAGTGCATGCTCTCCCTGGACGACGGCAAGACGTACCAGGGCCCGTTCTTCGCCGACGCCGTCGTGGACCTGGTCGACGGCAGCCGTATCACCTTCGTCGACTCCCCCTTCACGAACCCATCCTTCGTCGCCGGCGACGTCTTCTTCTGGGCGAACACCTCGATCCTCGCCCAGGGCTCCGACGAGGAGAGCGACGCGCGGCTCGCCGCCCGTTGCCGGGCGCGGTGGCTCACGCTCTCCGACGTCCCGACGAGCGGCACGGTCGAGCTCTGGGCGAAGGCGGCCGCCCCCGAGGTAGCGCGGGTGCGCGTGCTGGCGGACCCGAACGCCGCCCTGAAGATGCTCGTCTACCTGGGCAGCTCCGCCGGCCGGGCGTCGCCCGGCACCGTCGTGGCGGTCCAGGAATACATCACGGCCCGCCTCGAGCCGCCCGAGGCCGCGAACGTCTTCTCGGTCGACACGCGGGCCGTGGCGGTGACCGGCAACGTGAAGGTCCCCCGGCTCAAGCTGGCCGACGTGCAGACGGCCGCCGAGAAGAACTGGACCGCCTACCTCGCGAGCCTCGACATCGGCGGCACCGTGCGCCTCGCCGAGCTCGAGCAGGCGGTGATGGACGCCGGGGCGCTCGACTACTCGTCGCTCGCCCTCACCGGCGGCGCGCCGAACCTGACCCTGGGCACGAGCGAGGTGGCCGTTCCGCCCGACGGCTCGACGCTCCTCAACGCCCTTCTGTGGGAGCCCGTCTGATGGCCAACCTCGCCCCCACCGACATCCTCGCGCCGCCGACGGACGCCCAGATCAAGCAGGCCCTCATCGACGGGATGAAGGCGATCCCGGGCTTCCCTATCGACGACTGGAACTCGGGCGGGGTGATGCGGACCCTGGTCGAGCTCGAGGCCCTCGCCGACGGCGACCTGATGGGGGCCGCGATCCCGGCGATGGTCGGCGCGGCGGCGCTCGACTTCGCGAACAGCCCCTGGCTCACGCTCGCGGCCCAGCAGCTTTACAGCCTCAGCCGCACCGACGCGGTCCTCGCGATCCAGTCGCTCACCCTCACCTGCGACGGCTCGCACGGCCCCTACACGATCGCGGCGGGGCAGCTCTGGTTCCAGGCGGCCTCGGGGCGGCGCTGGGTGAACCGGACGGGGGGCACCCTCAACATCAGCAGCACGCTCGCCATCCAGATCCAGGCCGAGGGCCCGGGGGCCTCCTACAACGACGCGGCGGGCACCATCAAGACGATGCTGACGCCGCTCGCGGGGGTCACCGCGGTGAACGCCGCCGCGGATTTCAGCGCGGTGGCGGCGGGCGCCACGAACAGCAGCACGGGGACGGTCACGCCCAGCCGGACCTCGGGCGGGGTCACGCCGACGACGGCGACGTTCATCCTCCGGATCGACAGCTCGGGGCAGGTGGGGGCGGGGGCGTGGAGCTACTCGGCCGACGGCGGGCGGACGTTCATCTCCGCGGGGGTCATCGGCACGACCGACCTCGTGCTCGCCAGCGGGCTGCCGAGCGGCACCCGGGTCACGTTCGCGAACGGGGCGGGCACCCCGAGCTTCGTCGCCGGCGATCGGTTCTCCCTCGCCACCCCGGGGACGTCCTTCGTCACGGTGGGCAGGGACCAGGAATCCGACGTTGCGCTGATCGCCCGGTGCAAGGCGCGTTGGCCCGACCTTACCCAGCCGCCGGCGCAGAGCCGCTACCTGAAGTGGGCGAAGGCCGCGAGCGCCGAGGTCACGCGCGTGCGCCTCGAGGAGGACGGCACCTACCGCGGCAAGCTCTACGTGACCCTCGCCGGCGCGGCGGGGGCGGTGACCGGCGGGGCGGTCAGCGCGGTGCAGGCCTACATCGACCCGCGGGCGCCCATCGGCCGGATCGTCGTCGCCCGGGCGGCCGACCCCCTCGAGATCACCGCCTCAGGGACGGTCCAGGTCCCCGTCGCGCAGCTCGCCGCCGTGCAGGCGGCGGCGCAGACGCGCTGGCAGGCGGTCCTGCTCGCGGCCGACATCGGGCAGGTGGTCCGCGTCGCCGACCTGGTGCGGGCCGTGATGGACGCCGGCGCCACCGACTTCCTTTCGCCCCAGCTCAACGGCGGCGGCAACGTCGCGCTGGCCTCGACGAAGGTCGCCATCCTGCCCGCCTCCACCCCGCTGCTCGCGCAGCAGCTCACCTGGCAGACGCTCTGATGGCTGGTTCGTATCGCGATTGGCAATTCTTCAGCGGCCCGCCCTGGCTGCAGGGGACGAACGACGGCGCCTTCGTCCGGGAACTCGGCGGGGCGAAGGACGACGTCCTCGACCGGGCCCGCATGGGGGTCCTCGCGCGCTTCCCGGGCTCCGTCACCCGCGAGACGGACCAGCCCGCCAGCGTGGCGCCCACCGACGCCCTCGACCACACCGGGGCGGACCGCCAGGTGCCGCGGGCCCCCGCCGAGGGCGACACAGCCTTCTCGGGGCGCCTGCTCTCGGCCTGGGACGACTTCGGGTACCTCGGGGGCCCCTACGGCCTCCTCAACGCCCTCGCCGTCCAGGGGTACACGGGCGCGAACATCATCCAGGACAACGGCCGCTACTGGTTCCTCTCGGGCGGGGTACTCACCCCCGGAACGCTGATGACGATGATCACCCGGGGGCGGGCCGGCTGGCAGTTCAGCGCGGACGGCCACGACGTGACGGGCGATCTGTGGAGCCGCTTCGCGCTCCTCTTCCCGAGCGACGCCGCGAATCTGAGCAGCGCGAACGGGCAGGCCATCCTCAACGCCATCGTGAACCGCTGGCGGCCCGGCCTCTCGACATTCATCGGAACGTTCGTCGTCCTCGCCGGCCGCGTCTGGGGGTGGCCGACGACGAGCCACACCTGGGGCAGCGGCAACTGGGGCAGCAACTCGGTCCGGTTCATCCCGGGGTTGTAGCGGATGGCGACGAACTACACGGGCGACCCCACCGCCGCGCAGACGCCCTCCGGGGCTCCGATCCCCGACACGGCGCCGATCGTGGTGATCCCGGCGGATGGGGAGGCCGAGAACGCCGCCAGCATCACGCAGCTCGCGAAAGTACCCGCGGACTGGATCGCATGGCTCATGAAGCCGCGGGCCCGGGCGAGCCAATGGGCCGAGCCGATCCATCTCTACCGCGACGGCGGGCTGAGGAAGCGCTTCGGGATCGACCACCTCGGCTTCCCGATGGGGAAGCTGCAGGTGTGGCAAGAGAACTGGGGCACCCAGATCTTCGTGATCGGCGCGGGCAGCCTGCAGCTCAGCGCGTTCTCAGACCAGGGTTGGCAGTTCGGATCGAAGAAGGCTGCCGGCTCAGGCGCGGTCCAGGTGCAGTTCCCGGACGCGACGTGGCCCCATAGCCGCTACGTCGAGATCGACGCCGGCAACAGCGCCGGCGACTACTCCTTCGCGCAGCGGGTGGCGCCGTGCATGTTTCACGCGGACGTGGTGCTCGCCATGGAGTGGGACATGAAACTCCCGGCCACGCCGAACTACGACATCGCGATGGGGTTTGGCGGGCAGTCGGACTTCGCTACCGGCGCTCACGGGGCACACGCGTGGTTCTACAACGCGGGCGGCTCGGGGAACTGGCGCTGCCAGACCGACGACGGAACGGCGCTCAACGATCAGGACTCTGGTGTGGCGATTGGCACCAGCAAGACCCGCTTCCGGATCGAGTATCACGGCGTCAACGTCGACGAGGCGGGCGCCGAGCGCGTCCTGTTCTTCATCAACGGGACGCTCGTTAAGAACCTGACCGCGAACATGCCCAGCGCCGCCTCTCCGGCGACCGCCGCCCCCCTCTTCGCGATGGCGAGCGCCGGGGGCTCGAGCGGCGTGATGACGGTCGGCGTTCCGCGCTTCTGTTGCAACCTGTGGCCCGACGCCTTCTGAGAAGTGGAGCCCGTCACCGGGGTCGCCCTAGCCTGAGGTCACGCCGATGAAGATGTCCTTGGTCCGCACCATCACCGTCTCGGGGTTCGTCGGCGACGCGAACCCCAACGTGACCGCCCCGGCGGCCGGCACGACGTTCAAGGTGGACGGCCTCTCGCCCGGCGACCAGCTCATCGACGAGGACATCGAGGGCGTCCGATTCTGCCTGCGGTTCGTCGACAACTCGAACGTCGAGATCCCGGGGGCGACGGCGAACTTCACGGTCTGGGAGAAGGACGACGGGGCGACCGCCGACCTGGCTCGGCCGGCCTTCGTCGCCCTCCGCCCCGACACGCTCGCGCCGAGCTCGGGCAGCTACACCTGTACGATGAAGGGGGAGGTGTTTATCCAGGTGACCGCGTTGGGGAGCACCGGTAGCGCGACGAAGGCGCTCATCTACGCCGAGGCCTCGACCTCGGTCCCGGGGTAGCCCATGGCCCAGGAGACGACGGGCGGCCAGGAGGCGACCGGCGGGGGCGGGGCGGCGTCTCTGACCCTCGCGCAGGTCTACGGCAACGGCGCGGGGCCGACCGACGGCACGCTCACCCTCGACGCCACGAGGGGCGGCGTCGCGATCGTCGCCTCGGCGCTGACCGGGATCGTGCCCCTGGCGGTGACGATCTCGACCGCGGCCACCGCCGGGACCGAGAAGGGGATCGCGGTCGCGGGCACCTTCAGCCCGGCGAGCGGCAACGCCGCGTACCAGCCGGTGTCGGTGAGCTACACCGTCAACCAGACCGGGAGCGCCAGCGGCGCGGTGACGGGCCTCTTCTTGAACGCCACCGAGACGGCCGTCCTTGGGGCCCACGCCCTCCTAGACCTGCAGGTCGGCGGTACGTCGCGCTTCAAGGTCAATGCCGTCACGACGGTGTTGTCGGCGTCCGGCGCGGTCCTCGACGCGATCTCGGCCCAGGGCCACACCGTCACGATCACCGGCACCACGGCCATCGCGACGGCCGGCGGCTTCAACTACGTCACGGTCGCGCCGCCCACTCTGAACGCGGCCTCCGCGGCGGTGGTCATCACCAACGCGTCGACGATGGCGGTGACCGGCCCTCCGGTGCTCGGCGGTGCGGGCCCGGCCACGGCGACGAACCTGACCGCCATCGCGATCCGCGGGACGTGGACGAACACCCTCAACACCGGGCACGGCCTACGCGTGGTGCCGACGTTCGCGCCGACAAGCGGCACCGGGGTTTTCGACGCGGTCACCGTCGACTACACGGTCAACCAGACCGGTGGGGCGAACGGCACGGTCACGGGGGTCTTTGTTCGGGCGACGGAGACGGCGGTCGTCGGCACGCACAATCTCCTCGACCTCCAGGTCGGGACGGCCTCGAACAATTCTCGCTTCTCGGTGGCGAACAGCGGGGCGGTCCTCGTCGACTGCACCGCGACGGCCGCCGCCGTGCCGATGACGGTCAAGAACGGCAAGGCCCACAGCGGCTACGTGGCGCAGGTGACCGGCACCGCCCCGACGGGGTTCATCGCGAGCGACAGCGGCGGCACCCGGCAGGGCGCCTTCGGCTACGCGGTCAGCACGAACGACTGGGCGACCTCCTCGGTCGCCGGGGACGCCGTTCTCACCGGGCCGACGAGCGGCACGAACAAGCTCCTCCTCAAGACCGCCGCGAGCGGTGGCGTGAAGATCTATTCGCCGTCGGCCGACGGGGGTACGGCTGGCACAAATTTCAACTGCACCGACACGAACCTCGTCCTGCAGGCCAACAATCTGTCGATCCAGCTCGACCGGAACAACGGCCTAATCCTCTTCGGGGCCTCGGGGTTCACCGTCATCCAGAACGGCGTCTACGGCAGCACGTCGGCTTCGGGAAACCTGTCTCTCAACTCGACCACGAACGCGACAAAGGGAAAGATCAACGTCAACGATCCGCTTGCGCTGGCGGCGGGCTCGTCATCGAACAACGCGATTCAGTTCTCGGGCTCGGCCACCACCGGCATCTCCCAGAACGGCGCCGACACGGTCGCGATCTTCGTCGCCGGGACGGAGCGCATGCGGTTCCGGTCGACGAACATCGGCGTCATCGACACCCTGAACATCCAGGCTTCCACGGGGATCAGTTTCAACGACGCTTCGAACATGGCGATGGGGACCACCACGGGAACGAAGATCGGAACCGCCACTACCCAGAAGCTCGCATTCTTCAACGCGTCGCCGGTCGTTCAGCCGAGCGGCGTGACCGCCGCGCTCGCCACCCGGACGGCCGCGGGCACGTACGGAGCGACAGAACAGACGATGTTACAGGAGGCGCACGATGCTGCGCGAACTCTCCTCGCACAGTGCATTCGCCCGCTTGGGCTGGCGGCATAGAGAGGGAACCCCCGATGGCCAACAACCTCCAGTTCACGGCGGCGGTCAGCGTCGCCAACTTGCAGAAGTGCAAGGTGCTGCAGGTCCTCCAGATCGACGAGGACGCCAGCATCATGCTGGTTCAGATCCAGGTGCAGGGGGGCGGCGGCGTCCTTCAGCGCCGCGACCCGTGGGTCCTCGCTATCAAAAACGGCTCGGCCGACGCGCTCGTCGTGAACCCCGCGCCGATCTGCATCCAGGAGACGATGATCTCCGTCGGGCTTTCCGGGGCCGGGTTGGCGAGCGCGTTCACGAGCGCGCTCGCCGCGTACCGCGCTACCGGCGCCGACCGTCGTGGCGCTCTCATGACCGCCCTGCAGGGGCTAAGCGGCACCGTCGTGCAAGCCCCGTCCGAGGCGGCCGTGCTCCTCGGGACGACCATCCCCATCCTTCCGGCTGGCACGGTGTCGTGATGAGCGACCAGATCCACGAGGTGGTCATCACGCCCGCGCAGCGGTTCGCGCTGATGAACCTGGCGCACGACAACGGGCAGAAGGTGCAAGGGCAGCGGGGGCGCCTGTATCGGCGCTTCCTCCGCGCCTTCGGGATCACCCAGATCCTCGATACGGCCGACGAGCACAAGGGGTCATTGAGCGTTGCGATGGCGACCTCGAAGAAGCCCGCTGTCTTCACCCTCACCGACGAGAACATCGACTACGCCCTCGGGCTCCAGGAGGTCGAGCGGGCGCCCGCGGTCGAGCGCACCCTCGGCTCGCTCTGGGACGCGCTCGAGGCGATCAAGGCCAAGCGGCCCTACGACGACGACGCGGGCGTGCCGGTCTACGACCCGGCGGCCGAGGACTGGGCGCCTCCCAAGGCCCTTGCCGAGGTCCCGGTCGCGGAGCGGATCGCCGACTACCTCCGCGCCCAGGGCCACCTGGAAGCGGCGACGCTGGTCGACGGCGGCGGCTGGGACCGCCCGGCCCCCAACGGCGAGGCGTCCCCCCAACCTGAGGACCGCCCGCAGGCATAGCAGGATCGTCGCATGGGCGACGATCCCCGGCCCCCCGCGCTCCCCGGCGAGAAGCCCGAGGAGTACGTCCGCCGGATCACGGCGCCCCTGGGCACCCCGGCCCCGCCCCGCCTGACCGAGGACGAGCTGCGGACGCTGGGCCCCACCGGCAAGGTGGTCGTGCAGGGGTCGCGGACGGTGGCCAAGGCGCTTGGCATCCTCGCCCCCGCGCTTGCCGCCGCCGTCGTGGCGTCCGTGGGCGCCTACAAGACCGCCGTCGACGAGACCCGCGCGAAGTCGCAGGAGGTTAAGAACAAGTCGGAGGCCGGCTACCAGGTCACCAAGCCCGCGCTCGAGGCGCTCGAGCGGCGGGTCTTGGTGCTCGAGGAGGCCGCCCGGCGGATGCAGGTGGCGACCGAGGCGGCCCACCCTGAGGCCCGGGCGAAGGCCCGCCACCGGGCCGCCTCGACGCTTCCGCCCCCGGTGCCGGTGGTGGTGAACGCCCACCCGCGGCCTCTGCCCAGCAACCTCGACGAGGCCGAGCGGCAGATCTACCGGGGGGCCCCTCCGTCTCCGCCCGCGGACGGCGGGGCTGGCGTCACGGGTCGGTAACTTTTGGGGGGTGCGGGGGGAGAGGAGGGTGGTGAAGTGAAAAAGGCGGACGACCGCAGCGAGGATCAGGAGGTATGGCCGACTCCCACGACGATGACCCGACCCCCGCGCCGTCTCCCCCCGGCGGTGTCGCCGCCGGCACCGTCGAGGCGGACATCGCCAGCACCGGGATCGCCCTCGCCACCGTCGCCACCCGCCTGCGCCACCAGGCTGACCTCGCCGACGCCGCTGCAGGCCGCTGTGCGGAGGCTGCGCGAATGGGTGAGGACTTCAGCGCCGGTGATCGAGCGGCGGCTCTCCGAGATATCGAGCACGAGCTCGAGACCCTCGGCGAAGCCGTCCACGACACGCGGCGAGCGCTAAGGCGCGCCCGGATGGACATGCGCGACCCGCACTAAGCCGGGAAGAAAACCTGTGGGCCTCGTTCTGGGGATCGACTCGGCGCCTCGCCGGACCGGCTGGGCGCTGGTGGAGCGCGACGGGCGGCAGGAACGGCTCGTCGCCTACGGGGCGCTCACGGCCGTCGACGCCGACGTGGTCACCGAGTTCTCAGGACAGGTCGTGCACCGCTGCCCGTCCATCGACGTGGTCGCCATCGAGGACGCCTACTACGGCGAGAACGTCGGCACGACGAAAGCGCTGTCCCGGTTGGTGGGGCGCTGGCAGCAGGCCTTCGAGGGGCTGGGCCTCGAGACGAAACTGGTGATGGCGGACGTCTGGCAGCGAGGGATCCTCACCGGGCTCATCACGCCGAAGAGCGGCCGCGAGGCGCGGAAGGCGGCGGCGGCCATCTGGGTGCGGTCGACGTTCGGGACGGCACTCGGCGCCGACGAGGCGGACGCCGCGGGGCTGGCTACTTGGGAGCTGCGCCAGCGGCGGTTCGCGCAGCGGGCCGGGGCGGTCTAATTCTGCAATGGACGCCGCGCAGTAGCGACGCGCCTTGAGCTTCGCGATCGACCTGCCGTAGCCTGATCCATACCGGCGGATGGTCCGCTGGCCCTGTTGAAGCGGAGGCTCAGATGTTCAAGGTCCTCAACGTGTGCAATCAGCGCGGCTGGAGCGCGTGCGATCACCTCATCGACGACAGCGAGATCCAGGAGCGCATGATCGGTCGCGAGTACCGGTCGTACCGCGGCATGATCCAGGCGACCAGGCGACTCGAGAGCCGGCTCGGCTACTCGACCGTCGAGTACCAGTTCGAGGGGCGGCGCTACCGCGTCGGCACGGAGCCGTCCCTGCCGGGTCGGCCGAATCGCGGGCCGCGCGAGATCGTTGACGGCGCCGGCGCACGCCGGTAGGGTCGAGGTCGAGAGAGGCGCGGCCCCATTGAAGCCGCACGACGGGGTCGCACATGAGCACCCGTCCTCCGCGCCTCTCTCGATGATGGCCGAGTGCCCCTGGTATGTCACCGCGCACGCCGTGCGGCGCTTCATGGCGATCCGCACGCAGTCCCTGCACCGGAAGGGGCGCCCCCCGGTGCCGGGTGTGACCCTCTCGTTCGACGACGCGTCCGACGAGCTGATCGAGTACGCCGCGGCGACGTGGCAGCGCTACCAGGTCGCCGACCCGCCCATCGAGCCGCGCATCACGAGGACGGGGGCCTACCAGTACCGCGGGCCGGGGCCCCTGCGGCTCACGCTCATCGTGTCGATGGAGCGTCGGCCGGAGGGCTCGAAGCCCCAGCTCGTCGACGTCCTGCCGACGCACGCTGGGCGCTAGGCGCGCCGCCGCGGCCAGTCGCCCCTGACCGCTTGCGGGCGCGCTTTCGTGGCGGGTGCCCTCCGGCGCCACCGCGGCGACGCCCGGAGATCCTACGCGACTTCGGGCACGTCGCCCGGGCGGGTGACCCAGAGGCCAGCGGGCCGGCCCCCGGCGCGCAAGCGGGCGACGGTGACGGGCCCGGGGATGCCGTCGGGGTCGAGCCCGAGCCCGAACTGCCGGGTCCGCCAGGCGTCGAGGTCCTCGCCGAGGGCGAAGTCCCAGCGCTCGTAGCCGGCCTGGCGGAGCAGCTCCATGATGACCGTCCCGGGGTCGCCGGGGCCCCGAGTCGCGGTGACGTCGCGGTGGCCGAAGACCCCGACGCAGTCCTCGCCGCCGTCCTCGAGCCGCTTCGTCGGTCGGCCCGCGTAGAGCTGGGGGAGCTGCCGTTGGATTCCGAACCGCCGGGTGAGCCAGTCGCAGAGCGCGACCACCGCCTGGAGCTGGCCGAGGTAGAGCTCGCCGCCGGCCCCCTGGTAGATCTCGACCCCGAAAGAGCGCTCGTTCACCGCGCCCGCGTGGTAGGCAGCGTCGGCGCGGAGGTCGGCGCAGCAGGCGACGGTCCCGTCATGGTCGACGACCAGGTGCGCGCCCGCCTGGCGCCCGTCGTGCGACCAGTAGACCGCGGTCCGCTCGCCGGCGTTGACGGGCGCGCCGAGGCCCACCCGGATCACCTGGCCCGGATCGCCGGCCTTGGCGGGGAGGCCCTTCGTGGTGTGCAGGATGACCTGCCTGATCCAGGTGCCGGGGTTGCGCGAGCGGTAGTCCTCGCCGGCGCGGAGGCGGAGCTGCGGGTGGTCGAGCCACGAGACCGTGTGCAGGCCGGGGATCTCCTCGGGGGCGCCGGCGACGATGACCGCCATGCGCGATGGTGCGCATGGGGGGCGGCCGCGCTCTACTTCAGGCGACCATAGAACAGCAACTTGAGGTGGTCGGTCGCGTCGTCCAGTTCACTGCGCAGGCGCTCCAGATCGCGCGCATAGGCGCGCTCCAGCTTGGCCAACCGCGCGTTCGCCGCCATCACTCGGCTCAGGGCCGCCTCAACGAGCCGCCTGCGCTGTTCGTCCGGACTTACCTTCTTGGGCATGCTGGTCTCGTGGGCGGTGGTGTTGATCGCGCTCGTCGGGCTCGTGATGTACGTCCTGCCGGGCAACGGTCAGCGGCAGGAGGTCGGGCGGCTGATGTTCGCCTGCGGGCTGCTCGTCGCGTGCTTCATGCTGGCGGGGAAGACGGTGCGGCTGCTCTAGCGGCCGCCACCAACGCCCGCAGCTCGGCGGTGGCCCGGCGGAGTTGCGCCAGCGCGGCCTCGAGCTCCGGAGACATCGCGAACCCCCGGCGCGCTTGCTCGTCGCTCACCGGCCGGCTCCCTTACCGCGCCCCGCCCCGTGGCGCTCCTCGAGCACCTTCGCCGCCTCGTTGAGGGTCGTCCGCACCCAGCTCGAGTAGTCGAGCTCGTCGTTGTCGAGCCGGGCCAGCTCCGAGGCTCGGCGCCAGCGCTCGATCTGCTCCGTCGTGGCTCGGATCTTCAGGAAGTCGTTCTTCATCCGGGACGGCGGCTTGGGCTTGCGCGGTGGCACGTCCACAACGTACCCACAATCGCGCTCTTCTCGCAAGGGTCCGCGCTGCGCCGCGCGGTGCGCGGCAAACAGGAGCAATTCTCACTGCTTGGGAGTTGCTTCGTCCCGACGCGCGTGGGTACAGTGTTTTCATGCCCACGATGACGAAGACAGCGACGGCGGCGCCCAGCGCCAAGACGACCTCGGGCTTCGCCTGCAACGAATGCGGCCACCGGTTCCGGACCGTCGCCGCGGCGGAGAAGGCCTCCTTCGGCCCCGACGGCTGCCCCGGCTGCGGCGGCGCGGACATCGACCTCGGCGCGGCCGCTCCAGCCGCGTCGCGAACGAACCTCAAGCCGGCCCCCTGCGCCCTCTGCGGAGGCCAAGGGCCCCATGAAGGCCCCGGTCACCCATACGTCCCCGCCTCCAACCCGGGGGCGCTCTGATGGCCACCGGCCCCATCACCCCGAACGCCGCCCGGCGGGCGCGCCGGGTGATCCGGGAGAGCCTGAGCCGCTACCGGGATCTCCGGGCGCAGGCGGTCGCTGCCCTGACCGCCGCGCGCGCCTCTCACAATCCGGGCCGGGTGATCCTGGTCGAGGAGAAACTCGTCATCGAGGCGTGGAACGCCCGCGACCAGTACTGGCGCGACGTCCGGTGGCTGACCGGACGCGAGGTGAAGGTGGGTGCCGCGTGGAGCCCGAACGCCCTCGCTCGCCGGAGAACCCGCCGGTGACCTGCTAGCCGCCGCCTTTTTTCCCGCCCCCCACGAACAAGGAGCCCCCCCCCAATGCCCGACGTGTGCCCCATGCCCGACCCCGACCCCTACTTCGACCCGGTGGTGTTCTTCGCCGAGTGCGGCGACATGGCCGAGGTCGCCGACCACGCGGACGCCGGCGAGGTCTATCGCAAGACGCACCTCCACCTTGAGCCCGCCCAGGTCGTCGAGCTGCGCGCCCGCCTGGCGGTCCGCGGCCTCACGATCGTCGACGCCGGCGCCGACTGGCTCTTCGACGAAGCCGAGGAGCACTGCCCGGTGTGCGCCACCCCGCGGGCCGATGGCCGGGTCACCTGCGGCCGGGAGGCCTGCATGCTCGCGCTCGGCCGCCGCGAGCTGACGATCCTCCGGGGCCGGGACGGCGCTTGCCGGCGCGCCGCCGGGCTGACCGACGGCAACGGAACGGTCTGGTTCGAGCTGCCGCGCTCCTGGCCGGTCTGCCGCTGCGGCCTCCCGGTGCGGCCGAACCGCCTGACCTGCGGCTCGCGGCTCTGCGGCGGGATGCGGTAGCGGAGGGCCTCCGGTGGGCGGCATCAGCGTCACGATCTACGCGGGCGACCTCGCCCGCGGCCACGTCATCGCGGCCCTCACCGCTGCCCGCTCCCGGGGCCTCTGGGTGCACGGGGAGGGCCCGGTGGGAGTCGCGGCGGGGCTCGCCGGCGACTGGTCGGCCGACGACCCGCGCGCCGGGGTGAGCCTCGTCGGCGCGGTGCTGCTCCACCTGCAGCCTGAGCCGGCCGGCGGCGAGGAGCCCCTCGACGCCGCCGCCCGGGCGCTGGGCGCGTCGCTCGCCTGGGCCGAGGGGCTCGAGGCGGCCTGGTGCCGCGAGCCCATGGGCGCCGCCGCCCTCGCGCGGACCGACGCCCGCCTCTACCGCGACGGCTACGCGCTCGGCGAGGAGCTGCGGCGGGTGATCGACGCCGCCGCCCGGAAGGCGCCCGCCAACCTGTGAAAAGGCGATCTGCGCAAATGGCGGATCTCGCAACGAAATTGATCGCCTTTCCACAGGGCTCAAGGCGGTGCGCACAGGCGCAGACGAAGGGCGTACAGACGAACTACGCGATGAAGGCGAATACCGAGCTGGACAGGACGTTGGAGGCCGAGGGGATGATCACCGTCGCCCACGCTGCGGAGCTCCTGAGAGGGCTCCGCCCCAAGGTCATCTACCTTTGGGTGCGAGCGAAGGCCGTGAGGCACCGGCGCGTAGGGCGCCGCCTCTACGTTCATCGCGGTGACGTCGAGCAGATGCTCGGCCTGAAGGTGGCGCGATGAACCTTCCGCTGCCGATCCGAGTGCCGCCGTACGTCGAGATGGCCATCGCCGCCGAGGCACAAGTGGATCCGAAAACCGTCCGCCGCGTATTGGCCGGGTTGCCGACTCGCCCCGGAGGGCGAGACCGCGTGTTGCGCGTCGCCGCGAAGCTTGGCCTCGGGACGTTCAACGGGGTCAGCGAGGAGGCCCTCGAAGCCTTGCGGGCGCGGCTGGTCGAGCAGTCGAAGCGGGAGCGGGAGGGCCGATGACCACCCGTCGGCATCTCGACGACGCCGCGGACGTGCTCGACGAGGGGGGAGCCGCCCAGGTCGAGGCCGGCGCCGCCATCCCCGCCGGCTACGACGCCTGGAAGCTCGCCACCCCGCCCGAGTACGGGGAGGCCCCGGTCCCGCGGCCCGCCTGGGCGGACCGCATGCCCGAGGGCTCGTGCGGCCGCAAGCACGCCAGCCACTGCACCCTGCCCGAGGGCCACCACCGCGACGGACGCCGCTGCAACTCGCTGCACGACCCGAAAGGAGCCCCGATGGCCGACCCCACGCCCGCACCCGCCGAGCCGCAGCCCGCCGCCGAAGGCAAGCCGCGGGTCGAGCTCATCACCACCTCCCGGCAGAAGGACTACAACGCCTGCCGGCGCCTCCACCACATCCGGTACGAGCTCGGCTACCGCCCGGTCGTCGACCGCGCCGACGCGGAGTTCGGCTCGATCTTCCACGCCGGCCTCGAGGCCTGGTGGCGCGCCTGGCAGGAGGGCCGGGAGCTGCTCGCGCTCGAGGAGGCGCAGGCGGCGATCGCCAAGGCCGCGCAGCGGGCGTCCTTCTTCGACCCGGCCACCGCCGCCAAGGCCGACCTCATGATGATCGGCTACCACGCCCTCTACGCCCCGACGATGGGCGAGTGGGAGGTGCTGGCGGTCGAGCGCCGCTTCGAGGCGCCGATGCCCACCCCGGCCGGCGCCAAGCGGGTTCGCGGCCTCCGCGTCGCCGGGAAGCTCGACGTGGTCGTCCGCCGCCGGGCGGACGGGACGGTCTGGATCGTCGAGCACAAGACGACGACCGCCGACCTCACTCCGGGCTCGACCTACTGGATGCGCCTGCGGATGGACACCCAGATCAGCGTCTACTGGGACGGCGTCAAGTCGCTCGGCTACGAGCCGCACGGCTGTCTATACGACGTCATCGCCAAGCCCCAGCAGCGGCCCCTCGCCGCGACCCCCGAGGAGAAGCGCAAGTACCGCAAGGAGGACCGGAAGCTATACGCCGGCCAGCGGGAGACCGACGAGACCGTCGACGAGTTCAAGGCGCGCATCGCCGCCGAGATCCAGGAGGCGCCCGAGAAGTGGTTCCAGCGGGCCGAGGTGGTGCGCCTCGAGCACGAGCTCGAGGAGTCGCGCAAGGACACCTACGAGACGGCGCTGATGATCCGCGACGCTCGCAACACCGGGCGCGCCCCGCGCAACCCCGACGCATGCATGAACTACGGCTCGATCTGCGCCTTCTACGACGTCTGCTCGGGGGCGGCGTCTCTCGACGACACCAGCCGGTTCAAGCGCCTCGACGACAAGCACCCCGAGCTCGCGAACGACAACGCCGACGGCGGCAGGGCCGCCTGATGGCCGCCCGCCCGAAACCCACGCCAGGAGGTCAGATCGCCATGCCCGCCGCCGCCGCCGCCTCGCCCGCGCCCGCCCCCGCGAACACCAACAGCCGCCTCGCCAAGGTGCAGAAGGGCCGGCTGCGCATGCCCCTGCGCTGCCTCTTCTACGGGACCGAGGGCGTCGGCAAGAGCACCCTCGCCGCCCACGCCCCGGCGCCGATCTGGCTCGACATCGAGGACGGCTCGGCGCTCCTCGACGTCGCCCGCTACCCCTTCCGCGACGAGCCCGGCGGCCACGTCCCCGGCAGCTACGAGGAGGTCGTCGCGGCCATCGACGACCTCACCACGAACGAGAGCCCCTACGAGAGCCTGGTCGTCGACACTGCGGACCGGCTCGAGGCCCTCATCTGGAAGCACATCATCGCGCGCGACACCGCCAAGGTGAAGGGCGGCCTGACCGGCATCGAGGACTACGGCTACGGCAAGGGCTACCAGGTCGCCCTCGACGAGTGGCGCGCCCTCTGCGCCCGCCTCGACCGCCTCCGCATGGTCCGGCGGATGAACGTCATCATCCTCGGCCACGCCCAGATCAAGGGCTTCCGGAACCCCACCGACGAGGACTTCGATCGGTTCCTCCCGCGCATCAACGAGAAGGCGGGTGGCTACCTCAAGGAGTGGGCGGAGGTCGTCGGGTTCTGCTGCTTCGAGGACGTCACCACGAAGGCCCGCGGGCAGGACCGCGCGAAGGGAACCTCGACGGGCCGGCGCATCGTGAAGCTGGCGCGGGACGCGGCGTTCGACGCCAAGTGCCGGTTCGCGGTTCCCGACGAGGTGGAGCTCGCCGAGGCCAACCCCTGGGCCCCATTCGCCAAGGCGATCGACGAGGCCCTGTCCATCGACCTGCCTGGCCTCCAGCGCCTCATCGCCGCCGAGGTCGAGCGGATCGGCGATGCCGAGCTCGCGCCGAAGGTGGAGGCCGCGGTCGCGGCCGAGGTGAAGCGCGGCAACGCCGACGCCCTCCACCGGTTCCTCAACGACCTCCGGCGCCGCCCGGCGAAGCAGGCGACGTAACCCCCAGCCCCCCGAAGGAGACCACGACCATGTCCGACCTCATCCCGCCCGGCTACTACGCCGCGGTCGCCGTCCCGGTGCAGACCGAAGACGGCGCCGTCTGGGCGCAGTTCGGCACGAGCCAGCAGAAAGGCACGCGCCAGGTGTACGTCGCGTTCGCGATCATCGACGGTGACCACGCCGGCCGCCGCCTCGGCTGGTTCGGCTACTTCACCGACGGCGCCGTCGACCGGACCATCGAGTCGCTGCGCCTCTGCGGGCTCAAGGGCGACGACCTCGCGAACGCGATGTTCGGCCCCCTCGACCAGGAGGTGCAGGTCGTCGTCGAGCACGAGGAGTACGACGGCAAGGTCCGCGCGAAGGTCGCCTGGGTGAACGCTCCCGGCGGGGGCGCCTTCCGCATGGCCAACCCGATGAAGTCCGACGAGCTGCGGAAGTTCTCGGCGACGATGAAGGGCAAGCTCAAGGGCAAACCCGAGGTCGCCGGCGCCAAGCGCGAGCCCCCGGCGACGGTCGCGCCGCCGCCCGCCCCGGCCTCTCAGCCGCCGCCGGCCCGCCAGGCGGCAGCGCCCGCCGCGGCGTCGCCGGGATGGCGCCAGGACGTCCCGCCGCCCAAGGACGACGACATCCCCTTCTAGCCGGGGCACCCCGGGCGCGCGTCCCCGGGTCACAGCCTACGCGCATTGGGCAGCGCCGCAGAGGCCGCCGGGAGCGAGACCCGGGCTGTCCGCGACCCGCCGGCAGGGTCTCAAACCGCCGGCTCCGACGGCCCGCCACTGAGCCGTCGCGAAAACGGGTGCCCCCGCCGCCGGGCAACAACCGGCTCGGCGGCGGGGGTGGTGGCACCACCTCGCAGGCGGAGGCGCACGATGGACTTGACGATCACGGTGACGGGCTGGGAGGCCAACCAGATGGCCGAGCAGGTGGCCGGCAAGCTCTACGAGGAGCTCGAGCGCCTCGTGCGCCGACGCTTTGACGAACAGGTCGACAAGCAGATCGACGACCTCGTGGCGGTCGTCGGCGCCGACCGCATCGAGGCCGCCGTCGAGAAGGCGCTCGCCGAGGGGTGGCCGCGGACGAACACCTACGGTGAGAACGTCGGCGAGCGCATCGGTCTCAAGGAGCGCATCGCCGAGATCCTGTTCAAGCCGACGGGCTACGACCGCAAGACGTACGTCGACGAGGTGTGCGCCAAGACGGTCGAGGCGGTGATGCGCGGCGAGCTCGGCAAGGAGATCGAGGCCGCTCGCGACAGCCTGCGGAAGGCGCTCAACGACGCGGTCAAGGAGAAGCTCGCCACGGCGGTCAAGGGCGCCTTCGGCATCGCGCTCTGAGGTCGCCATGCCCAAGACGCCCTTCAGCGCCGAGCGCGGCCCCGGGACCCTGAAGTTCGACCCCGACGAACTGGTCATCGAGCTCGACCCGACCCGGCCCCTCTACCAGCGTCGGGGCGAGGAGCCGCCCGACGCCGAGATGGTGGCGACCATCAAGAGCCACGGCGTCATCGAGCCGATCCTCGTCGTCCGCGGCGACGACGGCCGCCCCTACGTCGCCGCCGGCGCCCGCCGCACCGTCGCCGCCCGCCAGGCCAACCGCGAGCTGAAGAAGGAGGGCCTGCCCCCGAAGCTCATCCCCGCGGTGTTCCGCGGCGAGAAAGGCGCCGAGGGAATCGCCCTCAAGATCATCGAGAACGCGATCCGCAAGGACCTGCCCCTCACCGCCCGCGCCGAGGAGGCCCGCCTCGCCCTGGGGGCCGGTTACAGCGAGGCCCAGGTCGCCACCTGGTTCGGGGTCTCGACGGCGACTATCAAGAACTGGACGGAGATCCCGCACCTCCACGCGTCGGTGCAGAAGGCACTCGACGCGGGCACGGTCCGGCTGACCGACGCCGTCCGGGAGATCGGCGCGCTGCCGAAGGGAGAGCAGCAGGCCGCGCTCTCGAAGATCGAGGCCGAGCGCCCGACCCGCGCCGCCCGCAAGGCCCGCGGCGAGCAGCCGAACGGCAAGGGGCCCATGACGCCGGTCCGGCGCCTGCGCCGGCTCGAGGCGTTCCTCGACGAGCACCCGGGGTCGCTGCCGGAGAAGCCCATGCTGCTCCTCACCTGGCTGCGGGGCGGCGTCAGCGACAAGAGCCTGGCCAGCACCTTCGACGGGCTGGCGGCGATGTTCGAGGCGAAGGGCGGCAAGCGGAAGGGAGCACGGTAGATGGGCTGGGTCAGCGACAAACCGGGGCACGAGGGCTTCATTGTCGGACTGACCGAGATGGAGTCGGCGGCAGGCAACACCTGGATGTGGTGGCGCGAGCTCGGGATGCGCCAGGGCGACGAGACCCGGCGACGGGTCTACCGGATCCAGGTCGGCTGTGAGTGTGGCTGGCGGTCGCGGGTCTACGAGGCGCCGCCCCGTGCGGAATGGTTTCCGTACACCGTCCAGTTGCACAACGAGGCGGTGGAGGACGAGGCGTGCGTCCTCTGGCGGCGTCACCTTGACGACCCCGAAATGCGTCTCCTCGTGCCGGCGCGAGAGGGGCCCTGATGGGCGTCCTCAGGCGCATCACCCAGATCGCGGCCGCCACCGATGGCGAAGCCGGGGAATTCTGGCCGGTGCTCTTCGCGCTGGCCGACGACGGGACCGTCTGGCGGAGGGACGGCGTGAAGGGCTGGCAGCAGGTTGAGCCCGATGGCCTGCCGGAAGCCGAGTCCTGCGGTGCCACCGACCCGAAGGAGCCGCCGCGCGATCGTCCGGCTCGATGCCGGCTCGCCCGGGGCCACCGGGAACAACACTGGAGCGGAGAGCGGAGGTGGACGTGAGCGACGACGAGCGCGGGAGCGACGAGGCAGCTCCGGCCTGGCTGGCGGCGGCCGAGGTGGAGGGCAGGCGCCTCGGCCTCGAGATGGGGGCCGGGATCGCCAAGGGCGTGGTCGAGCTGGTCAAGGCGAAGGCGGAAGGGGAACGGCTCCTCGCCGCGGCGTGGGCCGAGCGGGACCGGGCGCTCGAGGAGCGCGACCAGGCTTGCGCCGACCTGGCCAAGGCCGTCGAGGAGCGGGAGGCGCTGCGCGGTGACAGTGCCGATTGGCAACGGGTCGCGAATGAATGGACGGAGCGTACGAGAGCGGCCGAGGCCGAGCGCGACCGCCTCCGCGCTGTGCTGGACGCCGGCGAGAGGAATGTCGATGCCGTCGCCGCGGGTCTGCCTTCAACCGTTCTCGTGAATGCTCGGCTCGCCACCTGGGCGGTGATCGCCTCTCTTCGCCGCCGGGCGGGGCTCGAGCCATGACCGACTTCAAGGACGTCTACGTGGAGGGGATCGAGGTGGGGCGTGCGCTTGGGCGAAAGGAAGGGCTGGCCGAGGCCCTCCAGATCCTCATCCTGGCGAACGAGCACACCGCCTCCAACGTGGTGGCCAAGCACTACGACAGGCTCCTCGCCGAGGAGCGCGCCCGGGCGGATAGGCCGGCGCCATGAGCTTCGCCGAGGGGACCACGGTGCCGGTCGGCAAAACCCGCGGCGAGATCGAGGCCCTCGTGTCGAAGCACGGCGCCACCCGATTCGCCTCGGGCTGGACCGAGGACGCCAGGGCGGCGATCAGCTTCGCCATGCGCGGCCGGCTCGTCCGGTTCGTCCTGGCGCTGCCCACCGAGGCGGAGGCGAGAGCGCGACGAGGCCGCTACCATCGCAGCCTGAACGACGGCCAGCGCGCGAAGTGGATCGAGGACGAGACCCGCCGGCGCTGGCGCTGCCTGCTGCTCGCCCTGCGCGCCAAACTCGAGGTGGTCGAGAGCGGGATCGCCACCTTCGACGAAGAGTTCCTCGCCCACGTTGTCACCGCCGACAACCTCACCGTCTACGAGTGGCTTAGGCTCGAGGAGGGCAGCGTGCGCCTGCTCGATGCCGCGAAGGAGGGCTGATGGGCAAGACGTCGATCGAATGGACGGACCACTCCTGGCCCATCGTCAACGGCTGTCGCCGGGTGTCGCGCGGGTGCGAGGCATGCTATGCCGAGCGCCTCGCCGGTACCCGCCTTTCGAGGACGCCGAAGTACCAGGGGCTCACCGCCATCGGGAAGAACGGTCCGCGGTGGACCGGCGAGGCCCGTCTCTGGGTGCCCCACCTGGAGCTGCCGCTGAAGATCCGCAAGCCCTCGCGCATCTTCGTTGCCGACATGGGCGACCTCTTCTACGAGCGGGTTCCCGACGAGACGATCGCCGCCGTCTTCGGGGTGATGGCGGCCTGCCCACAGCACACGTTCCAGGTGCTGACGAAGCGGCCGGCCCGGATGCGGGCGTGGTTCGACCTGCTCGCCCGCGGCCCCAGCCATCCCCGCGAGATCATCGGGGCGCACACGCAGAACCTCATCGACATCGATGTCCCCGGTGGCGGCTGGCCCCTGCCGAACGTCTGGCTCGGCGTCTCCGCCGAAGACCAGGCCACCGCCGACGAGCGGATCCCGCTGCTGCTGCAGACGCCGGCCGCGGTCCGGTTCATCAGCGCTGAACCCCTCCTCGGGCCGATCGACCTCAGGCGCTACGTCGGCCCCTCAGTGCCGGCTCGGCTGTCGTGGGTAATCGTGGGCGGCGAGAGCGGACCGGGGGCGCGCCCCTTCGACGTCGGGTGGGCGCGCTTGATGGTGGCGCAGTGTCGCGACGCAGCCGTGGCCTGCTTCGTAAAGCAGCTCGGGGCGCGGCCCATCGGCGACGCCAGAGACGCGATCAACTACCAGACCCAAGGCTCGCATCAGGGTGAGCGCTGGTGGTTCGGCCTCGCGGACCGCAAGGGCGGCGACCCGGCCGAGTGGCCCAACGACCTCCGCGTGCGGCAGTTCCCCGCGGTGGCGCGATGACCCCCCGGGAGCGCATGGCCTTTGCCGTCGCCAGCGCCGCGGGCTCGCTGGGGGCCGTGGCGTGGATGTTCGCCGGCCACATCCCGGTCGCCCTGGCGAGCCTCGCCGCCGGGCTGTGGTGCGCCTTCGAGCTGTGGCGGGACGATCGGAGGCGGTCGTGACCGCGGGCGGACTCGTCGCCGCCGAGATTCGCCGGCTGCGCCTGGCGCGGGGGTGGACGCAGGTCCAGCTCGGGGCGGCCCTCGGGTGGAGCCAGCAGGCGGTCGCGAAGCTCGAGCGCGACGATGCCAACCCAGGTGTCGACACCCTGGCCAAGGTTGCGCGAGCGCTCGGCGCCCACCTCGTCATTGACCTCCGCACGGTCGAGGAGCCGCCGCGGTGAAGGAGCGGCCGATCCTCTTCTCGGCGCCGATGGTCAGGGCCATCCTCGACGGCCGAAAGATCCAGACCCGGCGGGTGTTGAAGCCGGGGAAGTTCGTATTGCCCTCCGGCGACGACGACTGGAGCTACAACGGCTTCGCGCTCGTGCGCGACCACGACGGGGGGACGTCGTTTCACCCGTTGCCGTTCTGCCCCTACGGCGAGCCGGGCGACCGGCTGTGGGTGAAGGAGGCCTTCCGGCTGCGCGCCGATCAGGACCACAAGCCGCCGTCGCAGGACTACTTGAAGTCCGGCGCTTGGCACGAGGCCACCGGCAACGGGGAGACGCCATCGGGGTGCGGCGGCGGCATCGGCCGGCTCCGGTCGTCGATCCACATGCCCAGGTGGGCCTCGCGCATCGACCTCGAGATCACCGACGTCCGCGTCCAGCGGCTGCAGGACATCACCATCGCCGACGCGATGGCGGAAGGGATCCCGCAGACGGCGGGCGAAGCGCACGCTGCCGGGCTTTACGACATGACGAAGGAGCCCGGCCACGAGTGGGACAACCGCACGTCCGTCGAGAACTACGCCCGGCTGTGGGACCAGATCAACGGCGCCGGGTCTTGGGAGGCAAACCCTTGGGTCTGGGCGTTGACGTTCCGGCGGGTGCGGCGATGAGCGGGTGGCAGGCGCGTGAGCGTTGCGAGAAGGCGGCGCTCGCGGCGCTTGTCCGCGCGGCCGAGGCGCTCCTCGTGCCCACGGTCGACGGCAAGGCGGCGGCCCTCATCTGGGCGGGTAAGGCCATCATGCTGATCGCCAAGAGCGACCCCAGGAAGCTCGCCCGCGATGCCGCGATCGAGGCGATCGAGGCGCTTGAGCGCATGCGCGCCCACCGGGTCCACGAGTGAAGACCCCGAAGGAGCGCCGGTGGAAAAGGGCGATCGCCTCTCCGCTCGTGGCCCCGGCCAACGTGAACGGCGACGGCCGGCGCCGTCGCCGCAAGCGAGCCGGCACCACGCCGGCCTACCGCCGGGGCATCCGCCTGGCCATCACCGTCGCGCCCGCGGTCTCGAACCTCCTCGACGACTTGCTGGCGACGGGTCTTTACGGCCGGAGCCGCGCCGAGGTCGCGCAGCGGGGTCTGTACGCCTGGCTGCGGGGCGAGCAGGCGAGCGGGATCGTCGAGACGGTGCGCCTCAAGTCGCGGGTGGGGAAACGACGGCGAGAGCAGCCTACCCCGCCTTCTTCGCGCGGCCCCGGCTCGGCACGCTGAGGTCTGCCCGCACCTGCTCGACGGTTCGCCGCGGGCCCTTCGCGGCCCGGCGCCGCTCGATCTCCTCCCAGAACTCCCTCGAGCCCTCCAGGATGACCGAGCCGGGGTCGACCCGCCGCGGTTCGACCCGCGGCTTTCGCGGCTTCCTGCTGGCCATCACGCCACCGCCAGCCGAACCCGCTTGCCCTTGATGACCGCCGTGACCTCGAGCTCGCCCCCCATGGCCTCGACCGCCTTCTTCAGGGTCGCGATCCGGATCTCGAACAGCTCGCGCTCGAGCTTCGACACCGTCGCCTGGTTGACCTCGATCTTCTCGGCGAGCTCGACCTGGGTCATGCCGGCCAGCTCGCGCAGCTCGCGGAGGTCCATTTCCACCAGCGTCTGTCGAACGCGCTCTTCGGTGCGCGCGATCTGCTCGGGGGTCCGGTGCCGGGCCTGGATGTCTCGCCACTTGTGAATCGCCATGTGTCCGTCCTTTCTAGAAGCCCTGCTCGCTGAGGTACTGCGCCCAGATGGCCTCCGCCTGGGCGAGGATCCGCTCGTAGAACCGCTTGTCGCCGCTCTTGTCGCCGCCGATGATGAGCACCGCGTTCCGCCGGGGGTCGAAGGCGTAAACGATGCGCAGCTCGGCCTTGCCCGCCGTTCCCCGCAACTCGCGCAGCGCCGACTTCGTCCCCGCCAGGGCCGACGAGTAGGGGAACCGCAGCGTGACGCCCTGCTGCTCGAGCAGCCCGACGAGGTGGTCGACTTCGTCCATCTCCTTCTCGTTCAGCCCGCCGTACCAGGCTTCGAACTCGTCGGTGCCGACCACCTCGACCATGGAATCAGTATGCCACGGCAGCATATTCCGTCAAGGCATAATCGGTCTGCCACGCAACTCTCGGGGGCGCCGCGCCGATACCCCCACATGCTGCCCACCCCCCGCGACACCGCCGGGCACCTCCTCGCCGTCGCGGCCCTCTGCCAGGCCGCGGGTCAGGTCGACACCGGAGCCGGCCTCATCGCCCTGGCGGCGGATCTCCTCGCCGGGACCAGCGCCCCTGCGTGTCGGCGATGGCCGCGTCCGCCCACGCCCGTCGGGCCGCGCGATCCCACCCCCGGAACGGGCCCCGGCCGTCGTGCCAGGCGCCGTGGTGCCCGCCGCAGAGCGGGATCGCTGTGACGTCGGCCGCCCGCTGGCCGAGGCCCCGGACGCCCGCGTGGTGCGCCTCCACCCGCCCGCGGCAGCCGGCCGGCGCCCCCGGCGCCGAGCAGGGCAGGCCACGGACGAAGGCGAGGTACGCGGGCACCCGCTGCGGGCCGCGCCGGGGCCTGATCCGTCTCGGTGGCAGCCGCCCCGTCGCCGCCAGGGGCGTGAGCCGTTTGAGGGGCGCCGAGCGGGTCAGCGACCCGCTTCGCAGCGGTCGACCTCGTCGCACGTCACCGCCTTCGTCCGGCAGCCGAGGTCCCAGGCCACCGCGCCCGAGCTCTGGACGTTGGCGCAGACGTCGACGCAGCTCGCGCCCTTGGCGGTGGGCCTGGCCGCCTCGCACCCGAGCTCGGCGACGTGGTGGCAGTAGTCCGCGCACGTCGGTGCGCCCGGCGGCGGCTCGGGGGGCTTGGGCGGCGGCGGGCAGGCGGCACAGACCAGCAGGGCCCCCAGGAGCAGCGCTCGTTTCATTCGCTGTACCTCGGCGCCTCGGCCACCACCCAGACGTCGTCGGTGTAGCCCCACATGAAGTACTCCCTCGCCATGTAGCAGAGACCGTTGTCACCCCAGCCGGTCCCCCACGAGTTCACCACCTCGAAGACATCGCCGTCGTAGCCGACGGCGCACAGGGCGTGACCGCCGGCGATGTGGTCCTGCTGCGGGGGCGGGGCGAGGGGCTCCGTGCCGAGATCCCCCTGGACGAACGCCTCGGTGACCAGCGTCCCGAAGGTGACGAGGTACCCGGCGGCGATCGCCCGCTTGAGGTCAGCGATCCGGTCGACGCCCCCCGAGGTGATCCGTTTGTAGCTGGTCGGCGAGTGCTGGTCGAAAGCGGATCGGAAGGCCGCGTTCGGCGGCATGTCGGCGAACCGGCCGGCGTCGTAGGGCCAGCGCTCCTCCGGGCAGAACCCGAATTTGTTCAGCGCCTGGAAGAACGTGCGCAGGTAGGTCCCGCTGTCGACGCGGGTCGAGCCGTGAAAGGCCCTCGAGCACCAGTAGCCGTAGAGGCGGCTGCCGAGCCGCGGGGCGGTCACCCCGTCGCGGACGTGCGTCGCCCGGATCGCCTGCATGATGGCGTTGGCGACGCAGCTCTCGAGCTGGCCCTGGTCGAGGACGTCGACGATCAGCCGTCGGTTCGACGCCGCTCGGGGGATCGGCGTGGAGGCCAGGATGGTCCGGGCGTCGTGGTCGGGGGGTTCGCCCGGCTGCTTCGCCGGGTCCTTCAACCAGCCGAAAGCGCGGCCCATCAGGGGGCCTCGTAGTGGTGCTCACGCAGGTAGGTGCGGGCTCGCTCGTGCCGGCCGTTGTCCTCAGGGGTGGCGGCGGGCCGGCCGAGGTAGCTCTCGAGGACGCAGGCGATGACCTCGGCGGTCACCCCCGGCAGGGCGCCGACGAGGGCCGCCAGCTTGCCACGGAAGTCCGGCGCCGCGAGGGCGTCGAGCACCGCCTGGACGACCTTCGGATCGCTCGCCTCGGCCATCCCGCAGGTGAGGACCACCTGGCCGGGGTTGGGCAGGGGGTGGGGGCAGGCGGCCAGGAGCAAAAACGCCACACAGGCGATGCGAGCGCTCATGGCGGCGATGGTCGCCGCCCGGGATCAGCCGCCCAAGATCACCGCTTGCGGCGCTTGGGCCGCTTCTTTCTTGGCGGCGACGGCTGCGACGGCTGGCCCCGACCCGGCACCTTGCCGGAAGGCCGCCGGATGGCGAACCCCTTGGCCGCCCAGGACCCGGGCTCTCTCTTCTCGAGGATCCGGCAAGCCCGCTCGTTCGCAGCGTCGTTCAGCCAGTCGGTGAAATCCTCCATGTCGTCGCGGTCCACCAGGCCCTCCCAGAGCGCTTTGAATTCGGGCTTCGTGCGGAACTCGACTCGAGCGGTTCGACCTCGGGTGGGCGGGCGCGGCATTCCCCCGCGATGGTAAGCCGGTTTTTTTGCCATGCGAAATTGTTGTATTCCTTACGGATACGTGCCGTACAGTGTAGGAATTGTGCCGGATGGCTGCCGTAAAGAATCACGGAGGCACCCCCGCGGCGTCAACGCCAATCTCCGACGGTTAGCATCGGCATCGGGAAGCGCATGGCGAGAGCAGTACCACCGCAATGGCGGCGGAAGATCGAGGCACGGCTGGTTCACCTGGAAGAGCGGATTCGCCGTGAAGTGCGGACGGAAAGTGAGGCCCGGGAGAAGGACGGCGCCCACACCGACGAGGAGATCCAGGCGCTCGAGGAGCGGCTCGACGCGCTTGCGGAAGAGCAGAAAAAGCTCGAGGGCCGGCTGTCGTGGATCGAGCGCCGGATGCCCATTCGGGGCCGTCCGCCGAAGGACGAGAAAAAGTGAACGCGTGTTCAGTAGTCACATGCGGTCTAACCGGGGTGTAACCGGCGCGGGGCACGCTCCCGTCGCATGGAGGACGCCTCAGGCGTCTGCCGGAAGCCTTACGGAAGGAATCCGTAAGCCGTCGCGATGAACTCACGTAGCGCGCGCTACGCTGTCGATCGCGATCGATGAAAAGTGGACGACGTCGAGCTTTTCTGCCTTGTCAGGGCTGTCTCCTAAAGGTTACCGTGCAGTCGCGCGCAGACATTGCGAGCCTCCTGGCAAGCGGTGACAGAGGCGAGCAACCGCGGGCGGAGTTGGGCAGGGGCGGTGTGTCGGTGCGATCCTTCGCCGGAGGAGGAGCGCGTGGACCAAGCCAACGAGAGGGACGAAGGCATGTCGATGTTCGACGACGCGGAGAAGGGGACGTGATGGGCTCCCTCGAATCCCAGCTCGGCTCGATCGTGGAGGGCGCTGTGCGCGCAGCGCTCGCCGACCAGCTCCCGAAGGCGCTGCCCAAGGCGCTCGAGGCCATGAGGATGCCGCCGCGGGCCGCGGACGGTGAGGACTACCTCACGCTCCGCGACGCGGCGGCGATCGCGAAGTACCACAAGCGGACGCTCACCCGGCACATCGCGATGGGCACGCTGACGACGTCGGGGCTCCACGGCAACCGCATCGCCCGGTCGGAGCTCGACCGGTGGATGGCCGAGATGGCGAAGGGGGCTCGCAGCCGCAAGGGGCCGCCGAGCGGCTCGTCCCTGGCCGCTGGCGGCGTGTCACCGGGACCGGGGCCAGCGAACGACGACGACGACGACATCGCTGCCGAGGTCGATCGGCTGCTCAACGACGACGAATAGGGAGGTGACCGGTGGCCGAGCCCTTCAAGCCCTTCCTCTTCCTGCGCCGCGGGCGCGTCTGGACGATCGTCTACCCGGGGCCCGGCGGCGGCAAGAAACAGAAGGCGACGAGCTGCCGGGGGCCGGAGGAGGAGGGCAAGGCCAAGCGGATCCTCGCCGAGTTCACCCGCCGGCGCGAGGCGGCCGCCACGCTCGAGGGCGACGACGAGACCGGGCCGATGACGTTCGCCCGCTGGGCGAAGCAGTGGCTCGCGACGAAGCAGGGCAAGAAGATCGCGGGCACCTACGAGCAGCGCTTGCGCGACTACATCCTGCCGCTCATCGGAGCGAAGCGCCTCGACGCCGTGACCGGTGACGACGTCGCCGCGATTCTTCGGGGCGCGGGCCGGCTCGCCCCGCGGACCCAGCGCCACGTCTTCTACACGCTCAACCCGATTTTCCGCGCGGCCATCCGTCGGGGCCTACTCGACACGAACCCCTGCGGGAAGATTGCCGAGGAGGACATGCCGCAAAAAAAGGACGCGGTCCCCGGCTGGCGGCGTAAGGCGCAGTTCACGCGCGCGGAGGTGGTGCTCCTCTTGACCTCGCCGCTCGTCCCCTACGACCGCCGGGTGTTCTACTCGGCGCTGTTCCTCGCCGGGTGCCGCTTCGGAGAGATCTCGGCGCTGCTCGTCGACGACTACCAGCCCGAGATGCTGCCGCTCGCCCAGCTCGCGGTCGAGCGCTCCTACGATAGCGACGAGGGGACCATCGGACCGACGAAGACGGACAACCCCCGCCTGGTGCCGGTCCATCCCTGGCTCAAGTCGATCCTCGACGAGTGGCTGGCGACCGGCTGGGAGCAGCTCATGGGGCGGCCCTGGCGCAAGGGCGACATCCTGATCCCGAGCCGGCGCAACACCTACCGGAGCCGCTCGACGATGTGGCAGGCCCTCAACGGTCGGCCGGCCCGGACCGCCGAGCCCGAGCGGAATCGGAAGGCCCGCGCCGCGGTGCCGGGCGACCTCGAGCGCCTCGGGCTACGGAACCGTCGCCAGCACGACGCTCGCCGGACGTTCATCACGCTCTGCCGCGCCGACGGCGCCGACAAGGACCTGCTGCATCTGGTGACGCACGGACCGGAGGGAGACATCATGGACATCTACACGGAGACCGAGGTGCTCTGGCCCGCCCTCTGCGCCGAGGTCGGCAAGCTGAAGCTCGCGCCACCGCTGGCGCCGGTGCCGACGCCGGCAGCGCCGCCGGCGAGCCCGGCTAACCCCGCGATTTCACGCGTTGCAGGGTTGCCATTGGGTTGCCATGCCGAAAATCCTCAATTGGCGTCAATGACTTACGCGGTGACCCCACCGGGAATCGAAAATCCGGCGGACGCTCGTCAGCCGCTGATCGGCGGCGACAGCGACGGACAAACCGCGGAACGGCGCCACTTCGAACCGGGTGCTGAGGCGGCAGACGCCGCCACCGGCGGCCCGGCGGCGCCGATGGCAACCTTGGCAACCTTGGCCCTGCGGCAGGCGCTCGCGGCGCTCGACCGCGGGCGGCTCGACCATGTGCGCGAGATCCTCGAGCGGGCGCTCGAGGCCGAGCGCGGAGAAGGGGAGGGGGTCGCCGTCGGCGGGGGTCGACGGTGATCTCCCTCCTCCGGCGCCTCGCCGCCGCGACCCTCTGCCGCTGGGACATCCACGCCCTCGGGGCCGGGGTCCGCCGGGTCGAGGTCGATGACCTGCGGCCCAGCACGCCGGCCTTCCTGAAGCGGTGCGCGAACTGCGAGGTGCACATCCTCGTCGCGCCCGAGCCCCACCTCGAGGCCGCCGCGCTGGCGATCGCCCGGTCGTGGCGGCACGGGGGCCGGTCATGACCGTCGCCGAGACCGGGCAGTGGGCCGTCGCGTGTGTGGCCGCCAGCGACGCCCTCAGGGCCGCCCGGGCCGCGATCCAGGTGCTGGAGGCGCTCACCGAGGGCGACGCCGCGATGAAGCTGGCCTTCGCGGCCGCGGGCACCTACGGGCCCGAGGCCCTCCTCCGGGAGGCCGACCAGATCCACCGGCAGCTCACCCTCCCGCTCGGAGCCCGGCGATGAGGGAGCGCTGCTGGGCTTGCCTCGTCGCCGCCGCGGCCATCGGCGCGCTGGTCGCGGCCCTCCTGCGGCTGTGGGGCGTCCTGTGACGCCCGTGCAGACGGCCGCGGAGGTCCTGAACGCCGCCCGCGGCATCATCCTCGAGCGCGGCTGGGGGCCGTTCGACGACAACGCCGGCGTCAGCATCTACTACGCCGTCGCCCTGGCGGTGCTCGACCGCGCGCTCGGCGCGAGGGGGCCGCTCGAGAGCGAGGCCGCCTGGCACGTCGCGGTCTACGGCGTCTGCGGGTTCGTCGAGACGTTCCTGCCCCGGGACCGCTACGCCGGCATCGTCGACTGGGAGATGCGCGATGGTCGCAGCGGCGATGAGGTCCTCGCGCTGCTCGACAAGGCGATCCTCGCCGCCGAGCTCGCGCTCGAACCCGCGAGGGCGGCGTGAGCTGGATGGTGCGGTGCCCCTGCGGCGGGGAGGTCGCGGCGGGGGGGAAGGCGCCGGCTGGTGGCGGCGAATGCCTGGTCTGCGGCCGCGTCTTCGCCTCGGGCGAGGCCGCCGTGGCGGCCGGCGGCTCGGCGGCCCACGTTTGCATCCGGGGCCGACGTCGCTCTGCCCTCTGCGAGGAGCCCGGCTGCAAGAACGAGCAGGTCGCGCTCTGCGACGAACCCGTCGAGGGCCGCCGCACATGCGACCGACGGGTCTGCGCCATCCATCGCCACCGCGTCGGCTCGAACCGTGATCGATGCCCGGCGCACGCACGAGGCGCGCGATGAGAGCCCTCCACCTGCCCGTCCGGGCGATCCCCAACGTCGACGCCCGCGCGATCCCGGCCCGCCAGCGGGCGGCGCTCGCCTGGCGCCTGCGCGACATCCTCGCCCGCGCTGATCGGCGGGCCGCCAAGTACGCCGAGTGGCCCACGCGGCGCGAGCAGGTGCGCGTGGACAACGTGCGCGGCGAGGTCCTGGGCCTCGTCGCCGAGCTCGAAGCCGGGAGGTAGCGGGTGATGGACGACGTGTTCGTGAGGGAGGACTACGCGCTGGTGGTCGCATGTGAGTACTGCCACCTCGGCGCGGCCGAGGCAGTCGCGGTTCTTCGCCATCGCCTCGAGTCCCGGCAGGACACCGAGGCCTGCCGGTCGTGCGTCGAGCGGATGGCGGGCGAGGTCGGCGCCCAGATGCAGCTCGCGAGGGCGTCGTGAGGGACGACCGCAACGAGGCGATCTCGCTGCTGGTGGTGATCCTCGTGATCAGCATCGCCGTGCTGGTGCTGACGTGAAGCTGGTGACGGTCGTCCCCCGGCGGGTGGTGATCGACGCCGTGATGGCCGAGCGAAGGCGTAGCGCGAAGGTTGTCGCGAACTTCGTCAACTGGGCGCGCTACACAGGATTGCCGGCGGCCCGTTTCGAGGGCATGTCGCAGATGGTATTCGACTCCCTGTTGCGGGAGTTCGAGGACTGCCTCGACCGGGTCCGCCGCCCCTGGCGGGTCCGGCAGGCCGAGCGCCGGGCGGCCACCCCCGGGCGCCTCCGGAAGTGCTGCGGCCTCTGCGGCGGCGACGACCACCGGGCGCCCCGCTGCCCGGGGAGGCCGTCGTGAGCGACGGGCCCGCCCGCGTGCTCGTCGCCGATCCGCCCTGGGCCTTCAACGACCGCCTGCCCGGCCCCAGCCGCGGCGCCGCGAAGAACTACGCGGTCATGACCGTCGACGACATCTGCGCTTTCGCGGTCCCCCCCGTCGCCGACGACGCGTGGCTGTTCCTGTGGCGGGTCTCGTCGCAGGTCGAGGAGGCCTACCGGGTGGTGCGGGCCTGGGGCTTTACCGCCAAGAGCGAGATCGTCTGGGAGAAGGTCACCGCCACCGGCAAGCCCCACTTCGGGATGGGCCGCTACGTCCGCGCCTCCCACGAGACCTGCATCGTGGCGGTGCGCGGCCGCGTGCAGCCCGCCGACCGGGCCGTCCGCTCGCGCTTCGCTGCCCCCGTGCGCGCCCACTCGGAGAAGCCCGGGGTGTTCTACAGCCTCGTCGAGCGGCTATCGGCGGGACCGTATGTAGAGCTGTTCAGCCGTCGGCGCCGGCCGGGGTGGACGTGCCTCGGCGACCAGATTCCCGCGGAGGCAGCGTGAAACTCCTGTGCGACGCGTGTCATACGCCAATCCGCTACCTCGATGATGGATGGGTCGAGTGGCTTTCCACCGACCCCCAGACCATCCTGACGGGCTTCCGGATCGTTCATCACGATGCAGTTAAGGCGGGCTGTCCGTATTGGACGAGCCGTCTTCCTGAGAACACCTACGCAGAGGACCACCACCTGTCGTGGTTCGTGCAGGCCATTCAGCACGACCCCGAAGTCATCGATGAACTCTTCGCCGATCTGGTGTTCGGCGATCCCGATTTCCGCCCAGTGTCGACATGCGAGCGGATTCGCGGCGCCGCTCGTTTGCCGTACCGGCCGGTAGCGAGGACCAGATGATCCGCATCGACTACGTGTGCTGGACCGGCGGAGACGGCCGACAGTACTCGTCGACCTACGTCGGGGTCGTGTGCGACGGCTGCGGCGCCGCCGGGCCGCTCTGCTACACGGGCCGCGACAGCGACTGGGACCGGGCCGTGGCCGTCCACCAGGCCGCGTCCGCCGGCTGGGTGCAGCGGTGCGACGGGCGCTGCCTTCGCGATGTCTGCCCCGGGTGCTGGGTGGTGCCGCCGCGTGAGTCCCGCGACGACCTCGCGGACGCCATCGCCTACGCGTTCCCGCATCGCGGGAAGGGGATCGCATGACCCTCCGCGACGACGACCACCCCCTCGACGAGGCCTGCCCGTGCATCGTCTGCGGCTACGCCCGCAACGAGGCGCCCGCCAACGACATCACCGACGAGCCCGCGCCCACGGTGGCGATGCTGCGCGCGTGGCGCCGCCGCTCGGTCAGGGACGACCGCCCGCTCAGCCGTGAGGAGCGCGAGGCCGCCGGCCTCCTGGTCCTCCCCGAGGACGTCCGCCGCCCGCGGACCCGCGGCGACTGCATCGACGGCGTGCGCCCATGCCCGTGGGTCAGTTGCAAGTGGCACCTCTACCTCGACGTCTCGCCGACGGGCGCGCTCAAGCTCAACCAGCCCCAGCGGAACCCCTGGGAGCTCGAGGAGACCTGCGTCCTCGACGTCGCGGCCCGCGGCGGTGAGACCCTCGAGCGCGTCGGGCGCCTTGTGGGGCTCACGCGCGAGCGGGTACGGCAGCTCGAGGAGATCGCGACCGGGAAGCTGCGGCGGCGGCATCCGGGCGAGGAGGACGCGGCATGAAGGCCATCCTCGCGAGTCTCGGCCTCGTCACCCGCGGTGACGAGCGCGCCTGGGCCGTGACCAGCCCCGACGACCGCTATCGCTACCTCGTCGGTCGGATGTGGGACGACTACTTTGGCGACGACCCCTGGAGCACGTACCGCCCGCTGTGGACGTTCGCGATGCTCAACCCCTCGAAGGCTCGCCACGACGTCGACGACCCCACCGTCCGCAAGTGCGTCGGGTTCGCGCGCCGAGGTGGCGCCGGCGGCATCGTCATCGTCAACCTGCTCGCCTACTCGGCCACGGACCCCTGCGATCTGGTCCGCGCTGCGTGCCGGGGCGTGGATGTCCGCGGCGAGCACAACGAGGCGGCGATCGGATGGGCCATCTCCCGCCCGGCGCTGATCGGCCGGAACATCGCCGCGTGGGGCCGCGTCCCGCCTCGGCTGCGCGGGCTCACGCAGGGCGCGCGGGTGCAGGTCTTCTGCAGCATCGCCGACTGCCTGGGGCTCAACCGCGACGGCTCCCCCCGCCACCCGCTGATGCTCGCCTACGACACCCCGATCGTGCCCATCGCCGGCGCCCGCCGGGCCCAGGAGGCTGCATGACGACCGACACAAAGAAGCTTATCGCCGTCTTCGAGGCCGAATTCCAGGCGACCCGCAGCCTCGAGCAGGCTGTCTCGGCGGTGGCGACCGCCGTGAAGACGCAGCTCGAGCTGCCGGGCGTGACGCTGAAGGTGACCGTCGTCCACCAGTTCACCCGGCCGTCGGCGCACACCGACGCGATGGCTGCCTACGTCGTCGAGCTCGCGGCCACCGCCCTGGGCATCGAACCGCGGCACCTGTCCGAGCGGTGGACTCTGAAGTCCGGGCCGCACATCGAGGCGCGCTGGGTGATCGCCGCCTCGATGCGCGCGATGGGCCGCAGCCTCCCGGTCTGCGGGCGGGCCGCCTGCTATCGCGACCACACGCCGGTCATCTACGCGCTCAAGCAGGTCGAGGCGCGCCCCGACCTCAAGGCCGTGGTCGCGCGCATCGTGCGCGAGGTGCGCTGCCTGGCGGTCGTCACCGCCGAGGGGGCTGCCGCCGGGGCTCCCGAGGCCGAGGTCGCCTGATGGAGGTCTCGTGAACATCGACACCGACGAGGACTTCCCCGAGCACCCGAAGACGGTGCGCTTTTGCGCCCTCGTCGGCAACCCACTGGGCTGGGGCTATCTCTGGAAGCTCTGGCGCTGGTGCGCGAAGTTTCAGAAGGACGGCGATATTAGCGCCTACACACCGGCCGAGATCGAGCTGCACGTCGGCTGGTCGGCGATGGACGGCCGGTTCTTCGAGGCCGCCGTCAAAGCGGGCTTCATCGACCGGGACGCCGCCGGCACGCGCGTGCACAACTGGATGCGGCGCATGGGCGCGGGCCTCATCCGGATGGAAATCGACCGGGTGCGCAAGTCGATCGCTCGGGCGAAGCAGTCACAGGATGCGGCAGAGGTGACGCGCCTTGAGGCGCTGGTCACCACACTTCGGACGCGGCTGCGGACTTCCGACGCCGTTCCGTCGGACGTCCATCGGACAGGTGACGGACAAACGCCAAACGGCGTCGGACCGGTGACGGAATTCCATCGCACGGCGGACGTATCTGCTCTGCTCTGCTCTGCTCTTCCCTGCTCTGATCCCCCTCCGCCCGCGCGCGCGCAGGATCCCACGGAGCTGGTAGCGCCACCACCGCCACCCCGTACGGCACCGGAGGCGAACGGCAACGGCGCGACGATCCACCCCCTGCCCAGCGGCCCGAAGCTGGTCGGCTACGACCTGCTGAGGCTCTACGGAGAGATCCGGAGCGAGCACGTCGAGGGGGCGTTGCCGTGGGACTCGCCGGTCTCGTCGGACGGCAAAGCGGAGACGTTCGCCGAGCGGCTGTCGCCCGAGGCGGCGGCGGACGTGCGCTCGACGATGAAGCTGCACTTCCGCGAGCTCGTGGCCGGCGAGGGAAAGACCGGCGCCCTCGAAAATCCGACCCTCGGCTTCGGCTGCTGGTGCGGCGACTTCACCCGGCTCCGCGAGAAGCTCCATAGCCGTTCGCGCGAGCCCGCGAAGGCCGCGAAAAAGGCGAGCGAGCCGTGGTTCGACCCCAACAACCAGCCGCGATGAATCTCCCCGATCGCCCCTTGCCCCACAACGTCGAGGCCGAGCAGTCGGTCCTCGGCGCCGTCTTCATTCGCCCGTCGCTGTGGCCAACTGTCGAGTCGCAGCTCCGCCTCGATGAGTTCTTTCTCCCCGCCCACCGCGAGGTCTACGACGCGATGGCGACCGTCGCGCATCGCCAGATGCCCCTCGACCCCGTCACCGTGGCCGACGAGCTCCGCGCCCGCGATGTCATCCGACGGCTCGATGGTGGCGAGGGGTACCTCATGACGCTCGCGAACGCCGTGCCCACCGCCGAGAACGTAGCCGGCTACGTGAGCATCGTCCGCAACGCCGCCGCCAAGCGCGACCTGATTCGGCTCTGTGCCGAGACCGCCTCGCGCGCCTGGGGCGAGGTCGAGGCTGACCGCCTCGTCGAGGAGCACTCCACGTTGGTCTCGAAGCTCGTGGTCCGCTCGGCGCGCAACGATCTCGATCTCCTCGGCGATAGCGTCGCAGGCGCGCTCGATGCCATCGAGGCGCGCGGTAGCGGCGCCGTCGAGGGGGTGAAGACCGGCATCTTCGCGCTCGACGCGATGACGAACGGCTTTTTCCCCGAGGAGTTCGTGATACTCGGCGCCGATCCCGGCGCAGGCAAGTCGGCGCTTGCCGTGCAGACGGGCCTACGCCTCTGCGTGGAGGAGGGGGGCACGTGCTTCTGCGTGAACCTCGAGATGAGCAAGCAGCAGCTCGCCGAACGCGCCCTCGCTCACCTCGGCGAGGTCAACTCGTTCTACCTGCGGAGCGGGAAGGTCTCGATCGACGACACGCACCGGCTCTACGACGCCGGCTCGTTGCTGCGGAAGCTGCGGTTCTACGCGAACACGAAGGTTCGCAGCGTGCGCGAGTTCGGCGCGCTCGCCCGCGTCTGGCGGGCGCGCCATCCGAACGACAAGGCCCTCGCCATCTTCGATTTCCTCCAGCTCGCCTCGGGGGGCAACGATCGGCAGAGCCGCGCCCAGCAGGTTGCCGACGACGCCCGGGCGCTCAAGGCGCTCGCCGGCGAGCTCGGCCTTCCCATCATCGGCGTGTCGTCGCTCAACCGCGACCGCAAGGACAACGCGAAGCCGCCGACCATGAAGTCGCTCAAGGAGTCGGGCGACGTCGAGTATGCGGCCGACTTCGTGATCCTGATCTGGAACAAGGACCTCACGAAGGACGGCCCCGTCACGCTCGTCTGCGACAAGGGCCGCAACGGCGCGCCCGGCGGCTGGGTCCAGGCGCACTGGATCGGCCGCCACTACAAGTTCTGCGACGTCGAACGTGACGTCGAGCCCGAGCAGCAAGAGATGCCACTCACCGCCTGACGAAGGAGACCGCCATGTTCGACCAGACGCTCAAAGCAGAGGTGAAACGGATCGAGACCCTGGTGCCGAAGGTGGACGGGCCCGTGCAGAAGGTCTGCCGCGTGACCTTCCGCCGCGACCTCAACGAGGACATCGCCCGCTCGCTGGGCGGCGACTTCGGGCTGGCGGCCCTCGAGCAGCTCGACGACCGCGGCATCACCCAGGTGGTGTTCCCGATCGACAGCGTGGCCGCGCACGCGAAGCTCGTCGGCGACAAGGGCGAGGCGATCGAGATCGCGCAGGTGACCGGCATCAAGGCCGTCGCGAAGGCGAAGAAGCTCCAGGAGGACAAGGAGCCCGACAAGCCCAGCGTCGAGCTGAAGTTCCAGTTCGTGTTCTCGGCCGACGTGTGGCTCTTCTTCGGCAAGAACGCCTGCGGCACGATCGACGTCACGTTGTCGAAGCGCCAGCTCTCGCTGCCCCTCGCCGAACGGAAGCCCGACGAGGGGAAGCCCGGCGGCAAGAAGCGCAAGGCGAAGCCCGACGAGCAGGCCAGCGCCGGCGAGCCCAAGGACGTCGGCGAGCAGAAGGTGCGCGAGGAGCGGATGCTGGGCGAGAGCGTCTGGCCGACGAGGCCGGTGGCGTGATGTCGCTCGCCCCCGACGAGTCCCTCGGTGGGGCGCCCGCCATCCCCACCGAGATCGCGCCCGAGCTGACCCCCGCCGAGGGGCGGGTCCTGACCTCCGCTTCGCCGATCGCCCTCGGCAACGGCGAGACCGCCCCCCTGGGCGAACTGCTCGCGTGCCGCCATCGGCGCTGCCGGCATTGCACCGAGGGGTGGGTCTATCGCCCCGGGCCGGGCGGCGCCCGCATCGCTGCCGTCTGCGGCTGCTGCGTCCTCGGGTGGCGGCAGAAGCGGGCCCGGGACAAGGCGGCGGCCGCCGGGCCGGCGATAGGGATCGCCCCGCTGCCAACCGACGCCGAGGTCGAGCGGGCGCGCCGCCGGGTCGAGCGCCTGGCGCTCAACCTCGATGCTCTCGAGCAGGAGCGGGCGCAGCGGTTGCAGCGCTTCGACGAGCGCAACGGCGACCTCATCGCCGCGGCCAGGTCGGCCGCGGCGACGGCACAGGACGAATCGAGCCTGGCCCTCAAGGCGCAGGCGGAAGTCGATCATCTCGCGGACGGCGTGCTCGGAGCCGAGAAGCGGCTCGCTCAACTCGTGGAGTCGCGGGCGGGCTGGGCCGCCGCCCTCGAGAGCCATCGCGAGGCGCGGGCGATCGCCGAGGCGGTCCAGCACGATGCCGAGGCGGAGCTCGAGCGGAGGCGGGCGGAGCTTAGCCTCGCCGCGCTCGACAAGGACATCGCGAAGCTGCGTCGGCGGCTGACGGCGGCGCGAATCTACAACCACCTCGGCGATGAGCCGCCGGCGCCGGAGGCGGCGTGAGCGCGGTGCTCGGGCAGCCGGAGCCGTGGGGACGCCCAACCCGTCGGGCCGCGAGCACGCTGGCGTCGTCGTCCATCACGGCGCTGCAGGAGCAGGTGCTGCGGGGCAGGAGGAAGTTTCCGGCGAACCGCCTCATGCTCGCCGCGCTCGCCGAGGAGGTCGGCGAGCTCGCGCGGGCGCTCCTCCAACGCAAGGCCCGAGGCGACGTCGAGAGCGAGGCGATCCAGGTGGCGGCGGTGGCGATGCGGATCTTCGAGGAGGGCGACGCCAGCTTCGCCGATGTCACCGACGAGGAGGCGCAGCCATGACGTCGGATAGCGGTGGCGTGGTCACCGCCATCGACCCGCGCCACGTCGGTCCCGCGTGCGAGGTCTGCGACCGGCCGCAGGCCACCGAGGCCGCCTGGACCGAGATCGCTGAGGGCGGAGGCGACGGCCTTTGCTGGGGCTCGTATGACTGCGACCAGCACCGCGTGAACTGGCGGGCGGAGGCGCTGCGCCTGCGCGACGCCGAGGCGAAGGCTCGGGAGATCGCCGACGGCTTTCGCGCGCAGCTCGACTCCCCGCTGCAGCCCTACGTGGACTGCATCTGCCCGGGTTGCCCGCGGAAGGTTCCGCAGGCGTGGGCCTCGGGGATGTGCTCGCCCTGCGTGAACGAGGACTGCGACCACACCGACGGGGCGCGGGCGACGGCGGAGGAGCGGGACACGCTGCTGGCGCTGAACGAGACGCAGCTCGCCCGGGTGAACGAGCTGGTGGTCGAACTTGCGCTAGCTCGCGCCGACCTGGCGAAGGCCGTTGAGGAGCGGGAGGCGCTGCGGGCGCAGCTCCAGCGCTTGGGTCTGCTGCTGGCCAAGGCGCCGGAGACCCTGTCGAGGGTCGACGACGTCGGCGACACGATGGAAACCGCCATCGTGTCCCTCACGGCCGAGGTGGAGAGCGTCGCGGTGGGCCCGGCCGGCCCCCCCGGGAAACTTGGGTTTCGTGTGTTGTCCGGCGGGCCGGACAGGGAGACGAAGGAACTGCTTCGGGTCGGGCCCGAGGTCACGCCGGCTGACCTCCGGGGCGCCGGCTTCCCCGACCTCGCCGCCATGCTCGAGTCCGGGGGCCGCATCGAGGTCGGCCCGGCGGGTCCGCGGATCGTCGGGGTCAAGGACGTCACCGGCCTCAAGGGGAGCGGCGGGTCGTGAGCATCATGATCTTCTCCTGCGGCGGCCCGAAGCCCCCGCCGTGCTCTGTTCCCGGCTGCGGCAACCCGCAGTGGACCCACTGCGTGTTCGAGCTGCGGGGCGCCCGCGCCGGGGAGGTCTGCGGCCGCCCCCTCTGCAGCGCTCACGGCGGCGACGGCGCCCTCTGCCCGCCGCACTACCGGTTCATGGCGGAGGGCGGGCGCCCCGGGGGCGTGGCGCGATGATGCCGCTACGCGAGGAAGCCTCCCCCGACGTCGCCCCCACCGCGAGCCCCGGCTGCGCCTTCCAGGGCTGCGACCGCCCCATCGTCGGCTCCCCGGCGGTGCAGCTCCCCCCGCCCGGCGCCGCCCCCGACGGCCAGCCCCTGCGGGTCGTCTTTCACCGCTCGCCCGTCTGCGACTACCACCGCGGGCGCATCTTCGGCGAGCTGGTCCCCCACCTCGTCGCCGGCGTCGACGCCTACTGCGCCCGCCGCAACCTGCCCGCCCCCGACTGGGATCGGGCCGCCTGGGAATTCCAACCGGAGGAGCGATGAAGCTGATCGAGTTCGAGGCGGAGATCGTGGGGGTGAGCGAGGACGGCGTCGAGATCAAGCGCGAGGAGGACCAGCCCTGGACGATGACCATCGCCACCACCATCGACGAGGAGCGCGCCTGCGGGGCGCTGCTCTACCGGGGCGTCCGGGT